TCCCCCGAAATAGGGGGTACAGCCTCCCCCGAAATAGGGGGTACAGCCTCCCCCGAAACAGGGGGGGCAGCCTCCCCCGAAATAGGGGGGACTTATACTAATCCTTCTTCTCCTCCCGTAACTCCTCCTAGTGCTCCTAAAGGAAAGGAAAGGAAAGGGGCCAAGGCCCCTCCGGTCCTTTCCCTTGTAGGGGGTAATTACGTCTCATTTGCCAAGCAGGTGCAGGGCTGTTTCGACGACCCGGATAAGGATTTCATCCATCAATGCCTGAACCCGTTTATGGCGGGCCTATGGAACTCCGATCGCGTGCTGACCGTGGAGTTCACCATGCACGTCCGAAACGTCCGCAGGCTTCGCGATAGGCCCATCGTCGCGAAAGCCACCAATCTGGACCGGCTCTGGGACGACTTCCGGGAGAGCAAGGGTATGGTTCAAGAAAGCAACCACGGATAAAAAATGCCTTGCGCAGCGCAAGGCGATTTGCTAAAACCGTTGAGTACCAGACGGTTGCGATTATAAAGGAGATCAACATGACGCCCGAAACCAGCACTGCGCTTGCCGTTGCAGAGCCAGCCAAGCCCACCCTATTCAACCTGCTCTCGGCCCTGAAGGCCGTTGACGAGGAGATGATCGAGCTTAACCTGGACGAACAAATCGACCTGATCGAGAACGGCCGGGTCAAGGTCGACAGTTATAAATACGTTCTGGATAAGCTCGAAGTGCAGGCGGAGTTCTTGGCTCGGCGCGAGAAGGAAATCAATAAGGCCAAAAAAGCAATCGAGGCCAACATCAAGCGCGTTAAGGAGCATCTTGTCAAGTCGATGCAGGATAATGGCTTTGACAAGTTCACGGGCAATGAATACGTCGTCAGCTTAAGAAAGAACGGAAGACCGGCCGTTGACATCAAGGCCGAAGCAACGGCAGCGATGAAGATTAAATATCCCGATCTGATTAAAACCGAATACAGCTGGGTCAGCGACGCAGTCAGGGCGAAGCTTAAAGAGGGTGATCACGAAATCATGGCCCTGGCTGGATTCAAGCAGACGTATTCAGCAATATTCTCACTCGTGAGGGACTAACAATGACAGCAGTATCAGGACAAATCGTAAAATCATCAGGCAGCGCAAGACCAGCCCAGATCCAGGGGAGCGGGTTCGCTTCCATCGAAGAGCTGAGGATCCAGGCCGACGAAATCAAAATGGTGGCCGAAATATTCGGCATCGAAGGCGAACAGCTGCGGCATCTCAAGAACGCTTTTTTCTTTGCGAGCGTGGGCAACGGCCTCGTGCCCGAGGTGTTCAATGGCGACTATCGGTCGATCTTCATCATGAGCCAGCTTTCAGAGACGATGAAAATGCCGCTGAGCGAAACCCTGCAGGGCTGCTACTTCGTTCACGGGCGCCTCGGCTGGTATACCGAGTTCATGATCAAGCGCGTCGTCGGGCTCGGCATCTTCACCGCGATCGAATACGAATCGGGGGGAGACCTGAAAGACGAGACAGCCTGGACCCGCGCAGTCGGTATCCGGCCGGACGGCTCGAAAGCGCAAGGCACAGTGGTCAGCCTCAAGATGGCCCGCGCCGAAGGCTGGTTCGATAAGAAGGGCAGCAAGTGGCTGACCATGCCGGCACTGATGCTCAGAAAGCGCGCCGCAGCATTCATGATCCGAGAGCACGCGCCCCATATCTTCGGTCAGACGGCGATGTCGGCCGAGGAGGTCGAGGACATCGAACGAGCAACGCCGGCAACGCCGCAGCTGATCGAAACGAAGACCGACGCCAGGGAAACCATGGCAGCTATCGTGCGCGAGGAGCAGCTGACCCGCGATGAGCAGCAGCGCCTCGACGTGCTCGATCGGGTGGAAAAGAAAATCGCTGCAAAGATCCAGGGCGGCTCTGACCCTGTTGAAATCGAAAGCACCCTCGGCATGGCCCTGTCCGCCGTGCCCGACCTTAACATCGAGCAGCTCATGGCTGTCTGGGAGATGGTGAAGTGACCCGCTCCGTAGTCCGCATTGACCGCTGGTACTACCGTTATAGTCAGACCCAGGTCGCCTGCTGCAGGCTTGAGACCTGGGTCGATAGCGACGGCGATTATAATATCCTCGTCACCGAGCGCGGGGACAACCCCGGCCCGTCGGTGACAAACGCTCATGATGTGCTGCGCGCAGCAGTCGAAAAATGGCTCGACATAGCGCCAGGAATGCCATATCTCTGGTTTGAGCAATACGACGCCAATAGCTACATACCGCCCGACGAGAGCCGGAGCGAGGTTTGCGATGTGCAGCTGATCAGCGGGCGCCCTCACTGGACGCATGTCCCGGACGACCTGTGGGCCGCGATCTATGATGAGCCGAGAAAGCCGAAGCCGAAAGTCATGAGGAGGCCAAAGGCCGAGTGAAGTATATCGAAATCGGCTGCGACGATATCCGCGCAGTAAAAAAATTCCAGTGCTGCAAAAACTGCCACGCCGCCGATGAGCAAGGGATCGAACGTCTCCACGTCGAAAATTTTAAAGTCAACTCCGCCTCGGTCTTCGCGCGCGGCTGCTGCAAGTCGGGCCTCGATGACCTGGAGCAGGGGGACCTTCTCGGAGCAGCCAGGCATCGCATGGACCTGCTGCGCAAACAGGGATACAGGGAGGACGCATGAAAGTGATTCAGATCAGCCAGGACCTGCGCGCTGGGCTCTTGGAGCCCGACGGCGAAGGGTCTTACGGACGGGTAAGCCTCACGATAAAAGAGCGTGGAGTTTGCGGCGACATTTCGGTTGCAGCCTCGCTCGACAAAAAAGATTTAAAAAAGCTGCTTGAATTTTTACGCCGGGCAGAGCAAGTTCTTCGCTGACATCCAAAACAAACGATTTCTGCAATAAAGAGACCGGGTCATATATCAAAGCCCGGTCTATCTTTTTACCGGAAAAGCATGGAGTGCTTTTTGGAATGGGATACGCAATATGTATAAAAGAACCCGCGTCTGGCTCGGCGAGCACGAGCAGCAGCTCAGGTACCGCCACGTTATGAGCGCCGTCATCGACGTTGAAATGAGTTCCATGACAGGCAAGGCCGAGAGGTTTTACTTTCACTTTCTCGAAAATGGCTTCGGCAAGCGCCGCATTCACGCCATCGGCTCGGTCGAAGCGGGCCAGTATATGGCTTGGAAATTCAACCAGGTCTGGCGCGATATCGCCGAGCCCTGGAAGGCTGGGCTCATGACGACCGAAGAGGCAAAGAAAGCAATCGACACGGGAGTAATGCAAAATGTTTCGGCTGGGCTGTGTAATCCCTAATGTGACCGATGGAACGAGTTTTTATAGGGCAGGCGGGCCGCTGCAGGCCATGGAGCAGGAGCGTCCGCGGGATATCCGGCTTGAAATGGGCGGAACGATAAACTGGGTCTACCTCCGGGGCGTTAACGCCGTCTTCATGCAGCGGCCGTACACCGCAGATCACGTCCGCGTCATGTCGTTCTGCAAGCTGCAGGGCAAGCCCATCTGGATCGACTACGACGACGACCTCTATTCGGTGCCGTTTCAAAATCCAGCCCATAAATTTTATAGCCCGAAGCAAATCCAAAATAACCTGACCTCGCTCATCGCGCAGGCCGACATCGTCTCGGTGTCCACGGTTGCGCTGAAAACGAAGCTCGAAAAAATAATCGAACGCTTCGCAGCTGCAAAAACGGATCTGCCGCGCCGGTTCCTGAGCCCTGACAAGATCGTCCTTATCCCCAACGCCTACGACGAAAAGCTGTTCGCCTACTCGCATCGCAGCTGGACGAAGCCCCCGCCGGACGCAAACCTTTGCGCCCTCTGGCGCGGGTCGAATACCCACGACGCCGACCTCGCTGTGTATACGGACCCGCTCAGAGATGCATTCAAGGCAGACGGTGAAAAATGGACGCTGAACTTCGTCGGCAGTCCCTGGTGGGGAACGCTAAAGGCGCTGGAGGACGCCGGCATTCCGTCCGAAAGGACGATCGTCACGCCGCCGCTAGACCCGATCGAGTATTTCCACTTCCTGCACCGCGTAAAGCCCGCCGTCGTTTTCGTGCCGCTCCTGGGCGACGAGTTCAACCGCAGCAAGTGTCTCGTTCCTGGAACTCTAGTTCCAGTCAACGGGAAAGGTCTAATTGCAATTGAGGATATAAAAATCGGTGATCAAGTATGGCGCGAGGATAAATGGGCAGACGTTGTTACGACATACAAGTACGAAGATCAACCGGTAATGAGAATTGTTACTGAAGATGGTTATGAGATATCTGGAACGCCTCATCATAAAATTAGAAGCAATGGGCAATGGAAATCCATTGATCAAATATCTGCTGGAGATGAAATCGACATTTCTCCAATCGAGTTTGGATCAAAAATTCAAACCCTGCCCATGAGGGGATTCAAGCAGCAAAACAATAGAAAAAATACGATTCACGAAATTGACCTAAATAATGAAATGCATCCACAGATTTTTATTAACGAAAGATGGGCTGAATTTATTGGGATCATGCTAGGAGACGGAACTATGAACGCCTACAACCGCATAGGTGTAGCTATGTCTATAGAGCACGTCGATATGATCGAAAAAGTCAGAGGGTTTGCTTCAAGTCTTGGACTTGGAGTAACCGAGGTTAAAAAACCAGGAAAAGGATTCGACATATATATCAATAGCGTGATTCTCCGTCAGTTTCTTGCTGAAAGCGTCGGGTTTATAGGGGTGAGAAACAAAACTTTAATGGTTCCAAAAGTAATTTGGAAATCTCCTAAAAAAGTTGTTGCCTCTTTTCTTAGGGGACTATTCGATACTGATGCAACTGTTGGCGACACCAGCGTTTACCTATCAACTAAACAGGAATCTCTTGCTAAAGAAGCTCAGATTCTTTTGCTAGGTTTCGGAATAAAAAGCAAAATCAGCAGGCAGTTTAATCAGACATATAGAAAATACTATTACAAAATAGGGTTTGGAAGACAGGGTTGCGATATATTCAATAAAGAAATAGGCTTCATAAGCAGAGAAAAAACAGAAAAATTGAATCGTATCTGCGAAAAGAAACATAGCAACGCTTATAAAGAATGGGAGTGGACTGCAAAAGTCTCATCAAAAGAAAGTCTGAGATCCGATGTATATGACATAGAAGTTCCAGACGGAAATTTTTATATAGCAAATGGAATCGTATCACATAACAGCAACATCGCCTGGATCGAGGCCTCCCACGCCGGCGCCGTTTGCCTTGCCCCCGACTGGGACGAGTGGCGACGGCCAGGCGTGATCCTGTACCGCGATCAGGAGGACTTTCGGCAAAAGCTCTCGATGCTGCTTGAGGGTGGCGTGAATCGCAGCAATCTCGTCGGCAGATCGCGCGAATTCATCAGTCAAAATCTGACGCTCGGAGCCGTGAACCACGAACGCTGGAAAATCATAGAATGCCTAAGCGGAATCGACCCCTGGACGTAACGGAAGACCTTGCAATTCGAGTCAGGACGGTTCAAGCTTTGGGCTTCGCTTTTCCACCCACGGCCCAGATTCTTCTCGATTGGGCCAGGACAAATAAGCCGAAATCTCAAATCCTGTCGTTCGCAGTTCCATACCTCCCTCCATCAGTCAACCACATGTATCTTCCGGGGTTCAGAATAGGCTCGCGTCGCCTGAGCCCGGAGGCCCTCCACTTTCGCGAGGCAGTGAAAAACGCTATCGGCCCGACGACGTGGAACCCGCGCGGGGTGCTTATGGGGATCGTCTTTTATCAGTCGCCCCACTGGATCACGAAGCGCCGGCAGGTGCGAATCATGGACGTCGACAACCGACAGAAAGCACTGCACGACGCAATCGGTCACGCAACAGGGGTTAACGATTGTCGATTTTGGGAGTATCATCCTTACAAAATCATCGGCCCGAAAATCATGACGTTTACCTATGTGGTGAACCTCGGCGACATTGTGGAGTTTTATAAATGAGCTGCCTGAACAGAGGAATTGTCGGGGAGATCGCTGACCGTCTGACCCCGTCGATCGTAAAGGATTCGGACACATATCTCGTCGTGCAGATGCTTTACAGGGGCACCAGTCAGCCCGCCTCGTTTCAAACGCTCCAGGGGGCCACGGGACACTTCCAGGGTGAGGACGCCGCCATTATCAGCATACCGGCGACGCTCGTGTCGGCCGACCTCGGCAAGCTGCAAATCGACCTGCCAGCCTCGTCGACCGCTCTGCTCGAAGCTGGCGACGAGCAGTCGTTTCAGGTGGATTTCAGGGATGATAGGGGACTCGTGAAAATACTTTTTGACGGCGCGCTCGAGATCGTCGAACCCCTCTACCCCTGACGCAAGGCGATACTGCCTTGCGATCGGGAAGCGAACTATGGTAACTCACTTTTTGGAAGTATGACGAAACGAAGGGACACGGCAATGGACGAAGTCACGAATATCCACGACGCACTCGCTCAGTCAGTTGTGAACAAGCAAAAAAGCAAGCGCGACCCAAAAGAAAACATCACCGTTCGTCTGGATCCAAAAAAGAAGGAAGAACTCAAGCGCATCTGCGAAGTCCAGGGCACCAGCCCATCGGATTTTTTCAGAGCCTGCGCCGACGCGCTCCTGCGCGACTATATGGGCGCAAAGCAATTCGAGCAGTTCGAGAAAACAGCATCGGATTAATGCATGAGCGATGACGAAATACGCGATCAGCCGCGCCTGCAGATCGTCAGGCCGGAAGGCTCGCGTCAGCCAAAAATATCGCCCGAACAAGCGAAACAGCTCTTCATGGCCTCGCCACATCTCGAATGGACGACGTGGGCCAAGAGCATGGGCTGGCGTCCGTCCACCCGCAGCTACGACGAGTTTCCCGACTGGCAAAAGGAAAAGCGCGACATCCTCGCCAGGGAGCAGGCCGAATCCATCGCCGAAGCTCTCTTCTCACACCGCGGCAAGTGGCACGAGCAGGTTCTGAAGACGCTGAAGGAATACCCCGAAGCGCCCGACGCCATGATGGGAATCTTCAAAAAGCGCATCAACGATATAATCAACGTCATCAACGAAGATGAAAAGGCCAAAGCCCGAGCGAATCAGACCGGGGAAAAGTTCGAGTCCGAATTCGCCAAGATACAAACTGCCGAGCTACGAAACATCGCCTCGGGTCTCAAGCTCGTCACGGAAGCGCGGCACAAGGCCCTGATGATCGACGGCTGGAACATGAAGGTAGCCGAGAGCTTTACCGATCCGAAGCAGTTCGAGGCGCCGAAAATGGAAGACCAGCAGTGGACAGTTCAGCTAATCGGTGGTGAAAAGCTCGACGATAAGGCGATGCAAAAAATGATGAAGCAATACTATGACGTGCCCGGGGGCGAGATCATCGACGCATCGGGGGACGGACTGGAGACGACGTAAATGCCGGCAGTCACGCTCGCCCCATGGCAGATGGCTGCCCTTTATAACCCCTATATGCATTTTGCGATGTTTGCGGGGGTTGCCTGCGTTGCGGCCAATACCCTTATTGAGACAGCTCGTGGCCCGTGCGAAATTTCCAAACTTCAAGAAAACGATCTGGTTGTTTCTGTAGGAACTCAAGGTCTAGTCCTAGTTCCGTGTGAAAAACCTTTCGTAAAAGGTCGAGCCCGGCTTCTCCGAATTGAGCACGAGCGAGGCTCGTTTGTTGCTCACGAACGGCACCTGATTGCTTTAAAAGGCGGTAGCTATGAATATGCGGCTGATCTTTCCGTTGGCGATGTCCTGTATTCATTTTCTTCCAACCGAGCATGGACCAGCGCGGGACTTGGCCTGCAAGGGTTTGCTTCAAGTGATCAGAGTTCTTTTCAAAAATACGAAGGTTCGACGGGAAGTTATTCTGCTTTAGACCATCGATGTGGTCTATTACCTGAGCCTTGGATAAGACAACTCCGTTTGCAAGTTCGTAAACAAGTCGATGAGCATATATCATCCCAGTCTTGCGGCAGTGCGGATGCCAGCGGGCAGCCATCAAAACATAGCCGTCCCTATCGACAGTTCCTCCACCTCGATAAGCCGCGTTACGGGCGCCGTGCGGGGAATTGCGAGGCAGCCTCGGAAGGTCTTCATGAAGCAGGACCTCCTGGACAAACTTCGCTGAATATCCCGTCAATGCCGCTATTTCAGCAGAAGAGCGCGTGCCGTCCGCTAGATCTCGAATGGGCTGGCGATCATGAACCCGTCTCTTTTCCCTCGCCTTACGCATGCAAATACTCCTTATGCTACTCCAGGATAGTTTCTATCGCGGTGTTGCATGAGGAACAAGAATTTTGGGATGTCCATATACCGGGAACCGAAAATTATCTGGCCGAGGGGGCAGTCCATCATAATTGCGGCAAGACGTTTACCGGATCGCAGTTCGCCGTCTTTCACTTCATCAATTACCCGCACCTCATGGGCCTCGTCGCAGCCAATAATCACGATCAGCTATCGCAGGCCACGCTCCGAGAGCTGTTCTATTGGCTCGACGCCTACGGGCTGGAATACGTCGTCGACCGGCTGCCGCCTGACTCCTGGGGGGTCGGCCGGAAGTTCAAGACCTACCGGAACATATTAAGTGTGAGGAACCCGAGAAACGGGAAAGTTTCCCACGCTTTCGTCCGAATTCTCTCCGATGCCGATGCTTTGAGGGGTATTGAGATATCGTGGTACTGGCTCGATGAGACCCGCGACACCCCTGATGACACTCATAAGGTGGTTTTGAGCCGTTTAAGAGAGTCGGACTACATGCGTGGGCTGATCACGACGACGACGAACGGCGAGGACTGGTCATATCAGCGCTTTGTGAAGGGGGCCAGGCGCAACGACTACCTCTACGGCAGTATGCACGTCAAGACAATCGAGTCGGTAAAGGCTGGGATCATCAGCCAGGAATACTACGACTCGATGGCCAGATCATTCTCCCCGCTCTACGCCGCCCAGGAACTCGAGGCTCAGCACGTCAACGTCCTGGGTGGAAGAGCCTATTACGCAGCCGGCAGTCACAACCAGCGCGGCCGAGCCCCATGGGGAGACGCGGCTCCCAATCGCGAGAGGCCCCTGATCATCGGCTGTGACTTCAACTTCAGCCCAGCCCCGTGTATCTGGATGATAGGTCAGTGTGGCCCTAACATGTTCGGACCGAAGGGCGAGCACTGGGGCTCGATGATCCACTGGTTTGGCGAGATCGCAGAGCCGGAAATGTCCTCCACAGGCATGACCATGATCCTCCTCAACCGTTTCCCCGAGTTTTTTTATCGCGTCTACGGCGACTGCTCGGGCGGGGTGGGAACGACAAGTAACGCAGGCATCACAGATTACGATCAGATAGCCTCGGTCTTTCAGAAAGCCAGCGTCAGCTATTCGATCGACTACTTCCAGGGCGAAGAAGCCCAGAACCCAAAGGTCAGAAACCGCGTCGAGCAGATGAACGTGATGTTCAAAAACTCCCTCGGAGAAGTGCGAATGACGTATAACCCGAGCAGCTGCCCCCACTTTCACGACGACACCAAGGTCGTGGGCTGGAAGCAAAACACCCAGTCGGGACGGGGCAAGCTATCGGACGGCGGCGATTATCTGAGAACCCACGCGACCGATGCCGCAGGCTACGCCGTCTATAAGATCTTCCCCCCGACCTCCAACTTCCGCATACACGAGTCGGTTCCCTCGCCGCTTCGTTCGGAGTATGGTTTATTGGATCAACCGCAGCACTAAACGAAGGACGCCAAACCAATGGTCAGAATGCCAGACCCTGTCTCCGAATCAAACGACTCCCTCGACGAAATGCTGTACGCTGTTCACGCCGAAATTAAGACAGAAAAAGACCTCGAAGCGCAGCGCGGTACCAATATACCGGCGCTCTTCAGCCAGTTTTATAAGTTCATCCAGAACCCATCGACCGTGTCCGTCGAGACGTTCAAGCGAATGGTCGACACCGACGAAACGCTCGGCGCCGGGGTTGATTTCCTGCAAACCTGCCTCGCAGCACGCGTGGGTCAATATCAGCACCCGAGCGAGGAGATCACAAAGTTCGTCAACAAGGCCCTGGATCAGATCGAGGGCGGCTTCTATAACGCGCTCAAGGACACTACAGAAGCCGTATGGGCTGGCTTTAGCGTGCAGGAGATCGTCTGGCAGAACAGCGACCTCGGCTTCGTGCCGAAAAAGCTTGTGGGCCTTCCGCCGACGAGCATCCTGTTTGAAACCGAGCGCACAGGGGAGCTGACGCCAGATGGAATCCTTCAATACCAGCGAAACTATAACCCGGCCCAGCTCGGCTATGGAGCGTCGTACCTGTTCGGATTCAGTTCAAACAGTATGGGTCAGCCCGACCCTTACGCGCGGCTCGGTGACTTTCCTTTCCCTATCCGTTCTGCAAACAGCTACAGCTATCTCAGCATACGAATACCGAAGGATAAGTGCCTTGTGTACAGCAACAGGGCTCCTGGACAGTTTGGAAACCCCTACGGCCGCTCGCTCCTAAGGCGCTGCTACAAGTGGTGGGTCATGAAGGATGCGTTCCTGAAGATGCTGAGCGTCGCCCTCGACCGCAAGGGCACCCCGCTGAACGTGGTCTTTGCCGATCCCAACGCCAGCACAATCGACGAATCGAGGTATCAGGGCTCCAACGTCAGGGGCAATGCAACCGTAGGGGTGCGGGCAGACGTCGCAGCAGCAAAGGCTTTCGCCAACATCCACAACGACAGCACAGTCATCCTGCCCGGCAAGAAGGGGCAGATCTACGATATCCAGACGATCAGCCAGCAGAGCAACGCGGGCGACTTCGAGAGCGCCATAGCCCTATGCGACAAGGCTTTCATGCGGGCCATGCTCGTCCCAAGTCTAATTTTCACCAACGGCGACGGCACGGGATCCTTTGCCCTGGGCCAGGAGCACGCCAAGACCTGGGAGAAGATCCTCGACGGCATGAACTCGGGCGTCAAGCAAACCTGGGTCAATCAGCTCGTCCGGCAGCTGATTCAGTACAATTTCCCAGATAAAGCGTGGCAAAAGGAAGGTTTCGGGGAGTTCACCAAGCGAGAGCTCACGCAGGAGGAACGCGAAAAAGAAATGAATATATTCGCGGTAGCAATCGATAAGGGCGTAGCCGACACCAATGAGCTTGAAGACCTGAACGCCATCCGGGAAAAGATCGGGCTCGTCCCCAGAACCAAGCCAATCGAAAAACCAGAAATGGAAGGCGAAGACGAAGAAAAAGATGATATGAATTAGGGGCAGATGAAGAGAGCCAGGCAATGGAAAACAGACCCACTTCTTCGTTCTCCCAGTCCATACCGAGGCTGGGTTTTTTTTTGCCCAACGAAAACAGGCGAGCCGACAGACGCCACGCTCGCCATTAATATGCAATTAGGACTCGGAGACTACTCGACCAGATAGGACGAGCGGTTGAAGTGCGAAAGCCAAAGAATCGACCAGTGATCGTCTGCCACGTCGAGCGAGCTTCCCCCCTGCGTGACGCGTGGCCGCGTGTGATCCCAGACGACCTTCTCGAAATAACGCGCTGGCCCCAGGATCATCTTCGCCCAGTCGAAAGCAGCTATCGAGCCGAGCGGAGCGAGATGATGGCATGTGTATGTTGACGCATTCCAGAGGTTCCTGTCCATCGCCTGAATCAGCTTTTCTGCAGCCCACTCGGCCGGCGTCGGCACGACCTCGTTCATGGGCAACGAAAGCGAGGCGTCCGCCACCCAGTCGCCCCTCAGGAGTCGGCCGGGGAACGTCTGCTCTGGCAGCGAATCGCTGTAGAGTGACCCCAGCCTCACGAAGGCCGTATTGGGCCGATCCAGGGCGATGATAGACCCCTCCAGCGCAAGCTTCTGCCTCTGCCACTCCGAAAGGGGCTCCGGCTGCCGCATGTGAGGCCGCGTCGGATACTCGGGGTGGGCACATTCCAGCGTGGAGAAAAATACCAATCGCGTCATCTCTGCAGAGTTCAGCATGCGCCTTGGTATGTCGACGTTGTGCTTGAAGCTCCGCTCGGCCGATTCCCGCGCGTGCGACGTCCGCCCCCCGGTGCAGTGCCAGACCACATCGTAATGCCGCAGATCAGGGAACTCGATATCCAGCTGCCAGCTGTCGATAGCCTCGAACGCCACGCGCGAGACCGGAATGCGGCGCTCCTCAAGGGCATGCTCCAGCGCCAGGGCCAGGTTGCCCGAACCGAATATCAGATGGGTCACTTCATAGCCTCCAGGATCAAATCGCCGATATACGGCCGGACCTCGAGATTTTTCAGGTCTGCATGATCGCTATCGCGCCAGTCCCAGCCCGCAATGGATTTAAAGCCAGCCTCGGTCAGAGCCAGGCTCAGCTCGTCGCCGTCGTAGATAAACTGGTGGCCCCACAGCCGCATGCCCTCGTTGACGAGCCGGGCAGGGGTCCTCGGCGCCCACGTCGGGGCCCAGTCGGTTATAATGTCGTTCAGGTAGCAGTATATGAGCTGGAGGAGGTCGGGCGTTGAGATCCTGATCACGCCGCCTGGCTTCAGAACGCGATAACACTCCCTCAAAAACGCAGCCCCCTGATCGCGGCTAAGGTGCTCGATAAAGTGCTCGCTGAATATGAAATCAACCGACGCCGAGTCGATCGGCAGCGCGCGCGAGAGGTCGCATTTGATGCCGCCAGGACCGGGCTCCAGGTCGTAGTTTTTCCACCCCGGAAAAATATGCGGTCCACATCCCAAGTGTAGTTTGGTAAGTTCCATAGCAACGCTTCTCCATAACGAGTGCTTTGTGCCAGGGATCGTATTGCAAAATCGCCTTGCGGGCCACTGCAAGAGTGATACGGCATCACAACTCACGGCAATATACGGCCCCGTAAGATCCTCCCGCATCCTGCTCGCGGCGAAGGACCTGGATTCCGTCGAATCAAAATGGCGGAAAATCTGGCTCGACGAGCTGAAATCCCTGACGGAATGGATCATCGATAAAGCCCAGAGGACGGGCCAGCTCGATCTCGCCTACGTGGATTTCACGAAGATTGCCATGGAGCACAGCCTCGACGTTATGCAAAAGGCCCTCGACGACAGCGTCGACTTTTTGCCCGAACCTGAAGAAGCCCGCCTTGCGAAATCGAAAGCTCCACCCCGCGCCTCGGTCCCCACCAGCTTTCGGGCGCTGCGCATACTCTGGGATAAGTTCAGGAAGAAAAAATACATTCCTCCGCGCCAGAGAGCCATCGCCGAGCGCGTGAAGAAAGCCTATCTGCACCGCGTGCAGGCCGAGTGGGTGAAGCACGGCGACAAGTTTCGATCCGGTGAGGTTGCCGTGCGAACCGAGGCCGTCGCCGCGATAATGAAGGGCGCCGACGTCGGCTATGTGCGGGCCAAGATGATCGTCGAGACCGAGACGACCTACTATTATAACAAGACGCGCAGGGCAGTTTTCGACAAGTCCCCCGACGTTTCCCACTATCTTTTTATGGCCATCCGCGACCACCGGACAACAGAGTGGTGTAAATCCCGTCACGGTCTGGTATATGCTAAGGATGACCCTCTGCTAAAAAAAGAACAGCCGCCCGTGCATTGGAATTGCAGGAGCGAGCTTCTCCCGTTGACCGAACTCAACCCAACGCACAAAAAGCTGATCGACGACCCCGCACGGCGCCGGCGCAATCGCAAATGCAAGTCGCTGCCGCCCGAGTGGGAAGGCCGTTAAAAATTCACCGACCGGAGCATAAACCTGATGCTAGTGCGACTAAGCAATTCTGGATTTATTGAGTATTCAGAACCCCTGTCCGGCGAGATACCCACTCAGCTGACCAAGCGGGCGAGGCTCGTCTACTGCGGCGACTTCGAATCAATGGACGGCCCGGTCAGCGTTAAGGAAGAACATCTCCAAAAGATCTGCAACGCATACAACGGCAAGCTTGCCAAGCTCAAGCGCCTCGCCCTAGGTAACGTATCAGTCGGAAACCTTCCCCCAGTCCAGCTCGATCACACCCGCAGCGCACGCGATACCGTTGGGCGCCTTGAAAATACCGATCTCACAGTCGAAGACTGGACGGACGAGGACGGCAAGACGCGCAAAGCCCTCTACGGCCACGTGCGTTTCCTCGGTCGCGATAACGTCGAGCGCGTTCTCGACGGACGCTGGTCGACGCTCTCCATCGGAGCCAATTTCGAAGACGGCAAGCTCGACGAGCTGACTGTCACGCCTTTCCCGGCGGCAGAGAAGGCTAGCCTTCTATCCGCTCGACTAGCATCAGAGGGGTATATCGAAGTCAAGCAACCCAACGGAAGCGTGATCCGATATTCATTCGACGAGTTCAGAAAAATCACAAAATCCCCTCAATCGGCCTTCATTCAAGAAGTTGTCGATCGCTATATCAAAGCAGGTGGGAATGCAAAAATCGTCTGGAACTTCTCAAGAACAGATAAGGAATCAATCATGAAACTAGCTCTCTACCAGCGTCTTCGCAAGTATCTCAAGCTCAAAAAGAAAATGAGCGACGAGCAGGTCGAAGAAAAAATGAACAAGCTTGCCGAGGAAGAAAACGAGGAGGAGCTGAAAAAGCTGGCTGAAGAGGCTGAAAAGGACGAAGAAAAAAAGGAAATGTCCGGCGACGATGACGACGAGGACAAGAAAAAGCTGGCTGAGGAAGAAGAAGAAAAGAAAAAAGAGCACGACAAGAAAATGTCGGCAGCCAAAGAAACAATTACTCGCCTCGGCGCTGACTTTCGCGCTAAGCGTGATGCAGCAAGCCTCGCCGCCAAGGCCGCTGCCGTAGGCTCTCGCCTCTCAGCAATCCGCGCCTCGGGCCGCATTACCCCGGCCGAAGTTAAAAAGGTCAACGTCAAGGAGCTGGCTGGAAAATCCCAGGAGGCAATCGACGCAGTCCTGAAGACCTACGAAGATCGCCAGCCCGTGATCATGGCCGGACAGTTGGGCTCCATGAAAGCCATGAGCCTGAAGGAAATCGAACGCGCCGGCAATCAAGCCAAAAGCATGTCGCGCCTCGAAGCCGAAACCCGCAAAAACATGAGCCTGCTCGCCAGCACAGTGAAGGAAGACGGCGAAAACAAAGCGCCGTCCTTCAGCGATAAACGCCTCGCCATGTCCCAGCAAATCGAACTCCCGACCGCGGACATCGCCTCGATGGAGGCCGATTACAACGAAATCTGCAGCATGCTCGACGGCGGGAAGATCCCCGACGCAAAAGCGCGCCTCAAGGGCTTCATCGAAAGCTATAAGCGCCTCGGCGCCTACGGCCTGGCTGAACCCACGATGCACGAGGAGTCCATGACCCAGCTGGCCGCGCTGCAAGCTGACCTGACAGAACTATCAAGCAAGTTCGACGAAGCCATGGGGCTGGCCGCAAGCCTCGCCGCTGGCGAATAATTTTAACACCGGATTAGGAGTACGCCGCATGGCATCAGTAGACGTAAATTTCAAGAGTTCCATCTTCCGCTTCGATCAGCCGCTCGTCATCGCCATGAACCGCTCGTCAGCGGTCCTCATTGGTCTGCGCCTGAAGTATCAGTCGGGCGGTTACACCGCAGGAACCGTTCTGGCCCGCAATACCACCGACGGACTTTATCAGGCGTACGACGACGCCGGGGCGTCCGGCATCAATACCGCTGCCTGCGTCCTGTTCGAAGCGCACGCGGCTGAGGACTTCGACGGAACAGCTGCAACCAGCACGACGACCGCCGTAGGTATCTTCGGCGGCTGCGCAGTCTACAAAGACAACCTGACCGGATACGACGCCAACGCCCTGACAGACCTCAAGGGCCGCGTTGTGAAAGGCACCACAGGAGACGATCTCGTTCTGTTCTAAGCCCCGTGGGCTCATGAACAACCAACCATACTTAATCCATCTTTAGGAGGCCCACGAGAATGGCTAACGAGTTTTTCAGCAACGAGTATACCGAGGTAATCCAGAAACTGGTAAACGAGGTCGTCAACGATCCTTCGACCTACATGGGATCGAAGTACCTGCCTTCGGTTGCTTTACCCGTTAACAAGGTTCGCACGGAAGTGATCGAAGCCACTGGCGGCCTGACGAACGAACACCGCCCAGGCACAAACCCGCAGTACATCCAGAGCTTCGGCTCGCGCGTGCAGGAATACCAGCCCGCGTATTACAAGGAAGCTGTCCACTACGACGAAGAGCGAATCCTCTTCCTGCGCCAGCTGGGCAACAACGGACGCAACGTCCGCGGCATCCAGCAGTATATCGACAAGGACATCGACCGGCTGAACCGCCGTATCGAGGCCCGTATCGAAAAGCAGCGTTGGGACACGATCTTCAACGGTGGCTTTAGCTACATGAACAAGACGATCAGCTTCGGCATTCCATCCGGCAACCGCGCAGTGCCCACCGGCGCCGTCTGGTCTTCCGATGGCCTGAACGCCAACAACTCCGCCGACCCAATCCGCGACCTCCGCTACTGGATCATGGGCGGCCTGAGCGCGTTCCGTAAGTACACGATCACCGGCATCGTTATGAACGGTAACACCGCGCGCTGGATCCTCGACAACACCAATACCCGCGCATACCTCACGAGCTACGGCGCGAACCCAGCAATCGGCGAGTACGACCTGAACAAAACGCTGCAGTTCCTGATCCCAGGTCTGCCCTCGGTTACGGTCTACAACGGCTGGTACCAGACTGAATCCGTCACCAACGGCCGCATTCTGGTGTCGGACGCCACGTACTTTATCCCAGACGGCTACATCTTCTTCGAGTGCTCGCTGCCAGGCAACGACGTCATCGGCGAGTTCATGCAGACGATTCACCTCGCAGCAGGGTCGATCGACTCTCCGGGCTTCGGCAAGTTCCTGGTGATCGAAGACAACACCACGCCCGGCTCCAAAGGCGGACCAGGCAACCCCTACCTCGATCTCATCGGCGGCGTCTACGGCGGCGTGAAGCTCGATCGCGGTTTCGACGTTCTGACCGCAAAAGTTGTTTCCTGACGGCTTGATCCCGGGCTTTGAGGGAGGACCGGGATCTTTGCTATAGAGACGGCCGGGGGCTGCCGGAATCAGCCCCTTGCCGTCGTTCCTAAACACCTATCCGGAGGATTTTTTAAATGACCCAAGCACAAAGCGACATCAGCAAAATGCAGGCAGCTGCTCCCGCCACTCCCAAACTCGTCAAAATCAAGACTCTGATGCCGATCCTCGTAGCCAAGGGCAACGACAAGGTTTCTGTGCCCCCAGGACAGATCGTCGAGGTCAGTGAAGACGAGGCCAAGGAGTTCGCAGATCGCCTTTTCACGGGCGGCTTTGCCGTATCGGGCGAACACTCGGACTCATTCGCCGAAGCGAACCGCCACCGCTATAAGCGCGCCGAGCGGGTCAACTAAAGGGGGTCTGCCATGCCACGATACATTTCAATTGAAGACATACGCATCCGCCTGGTCGGAAAGGTCCGATTTACGGATGATCCGAAAAAAGAAAATGAAATGTCCCTGGCACTGGCTCAGCGCCTCATCAACGAGGGCGAGGGGCAGGTCGAGATGGACCTTTCGCCTCGCTATGCAGCTCCGTTCCAAACCGCCGACGGCACCGCGTTCAAGAATTTACCCGATCGCCCGACGCGCGAGGTTCTTAGGACCCTATGCGAGATCCAGGGCGTGATGAAGATCCTGGACGTGGACTTCGGTCGCGGAACCACGGTCAACGCTGCGAGCTACTACGACCGCCTGGAAGCTCGATATAAGTCCATGGTCGGAGACCTTCTGAAGCGGCGCGACGATTACGGCAGCGGCTGGATGCTGCCCCCGCTGCCCGGTCTGATGCTTGCCGCACATAACCAGACGGCCGACGACGGCTACGCAGGAATGGTGCTCGTGGCCGGGAGCGGGGATAACGGCGGCTCCTATCCGGCCAGGCGCATCAACGACCCATCGCAAACCTTCTGGGGGGGCGACGATGACGGGAGTTGATATCAATTTCAAATTTCCAGACCTCGAAGCCAGGCTTAAACGCGCCGAGGGCGAGATCAATCTTTTCCTGGCTGCCGCCGTTCAGACCAACCGCGGAATGCTCTTCGATAGCGAGGGAAAGTATAACGGCCGCCCAGGGTGGGCTCCGCTTAAGATGAGAAAGGGCCAGATCCTTTCCGACCGCGGCGTCCTTAGAAAATCCATAGCCCCCTACTCGGCCGACGGAAAGCCGGGGCCAGACGGCATTGTCGTCATTCAGCCCGACGCTATTATCGTCGGAACCAAGCTCCTCTACGCAGCCATGATGAACTATGGTACGGCCGGGCTGCCCGGTGGCGTGCTCAGACCGAAATACGCCAAGGCCCTGAAGATCCCCATCGGCGGCGGCAAGTTCATGTTCAGAAAATCCGTCCGCATTCCAGCCAGGCCATTCAACGACTGGAACCAGCAGGATCAGGACGAGGTCAGCGCAGCCCTGGCGAACAAGGCAGCGGAGGTGCTGAACCGTGACTGAACGCATCGACGAACTCCAATACGCAGCCCCCGATAAGTCCAGCACGCGCGAGCCGCTGGAGACGAACCTATTTCTGACCCAGCCGGGCGAGTTCCTGGTCTCCTCGCTCGTCGCCAATCTGCGGGCCGATCCCGTTTGGTTTCAGCTCTTCGGCGATTATATCGAGGACTACGAACGCATGGACTTTCCCATGCGATCGCTCCCGGCAATGCGGATCTATTGCGAGCGCTACCGGAAGGAATACGAAACGTGGTACGAGTCGGGCGACATCATAATAGACATCATCTGGCCCGCCTCCATACGCCGGGGCGAGCTTAACAGGCTGCCCCAGACGATCGCCGGAGCGATGATCCAGCAGCTGCGCAGGCCGACATTTTTCGAGACGATCTGCAACCTCGTCCCGGGGCTCAACGAGCTTGGAAAGGTTGTGAATGCTGATTTTGACCTCGGATTCAAGTGGCAGGACGACATCATCCCCCTGACCCGAATCACGGCCAACTTCCGCATCCTGCTCAGCGAGTGGGACGAATACCTCGAAAGCGATTACCGGACCAAGGACGAACCGTTCCGGCGAACACTGACGGACCTCAGGCGCATAGTCTCGACGATCGACGCCCTGCGGTCCAACGATACCGACGACGTGGAACTCAGCTTACAGATAAACCAAAGCATTTAAAAATGGAGGTGGCGCATGGCGCTCACGAGTATCGGCTCACAAAAAACACCCGGACGGCCCGTAGAAATCACATTTGCAGCTGATACGGGACTGCCCAGCGATTCGCAGGAGGTCCTGCTGATCGGCCATGCAGCGTCGGGCGCCACCGGCACGAACACGGTAATCGTGATCGAAAACAGCGGGGATCTGACAGCCGCTTCGGGCGAAGTCGCTACAAAGTTCGGCGACGGTTCCGAGCTTTCCAAAATGGTCCTCGCAGCAATCAGGGCAAACGCCGGGGGCTCCACTTATCCGAGACTCAAGGCATGCGTCCTCGACTCGGCAGCCACTGATATCCCGACGGCTGCACAGACGGCGATCCTGGCGACCAAGGCGGAGTTCGTTGTCACCCCCTACGACCTCGACACCGATTCAGCCAATCGCACGACGCTTAAGACCCTCGCCCTGACGATGTCGGCAGCAGCCCGCGTGAGCAATAACCAGTTCGGGACGTTCGGCGTAGGCGCGAATCACAGCGTTACATCGCCGTCGACCCTCACCAAGTTCGATACGCAATACCTTATCGGCCTCTGGATCCGGGACACTGGAACCGGCGACGATGAGCGCGCCTACAGCCTCGGCGAAGACGCAGCCGCCTGCGCTGCTCGCATGGCCAGCAACATCGTTCCGTTCAACCCCCTCGACGACGTCTCGATCGGTTCGGTGCCCGCTCCTGCCAAGCAATCCGATTGGATCACGGTCGGCGCAGGGCTCGAGTCCGAGAGCTGCCTGGAGCAGGGCTGGACCCCGATCTATACCAAGCCCAACGAAGAAATGGCCTTTGTCCGTACCGTGACCGGGCGCATCTCAGCCGACGGAACTGGAACACCTGTTGTGACTAGCTATTACGACGTCCAGGACTTCCAGGTGCTTTATTTCTGGCGGAAAACTCTCTACACCCGATTCAGTCAGCCAGACTTCAAGCAGCGCAAGGCTTCCGCGTCGGCTGCGACCGAAATCAAGTCCGAAGCCATCCGCCTGGCCGTGCAGTTTGAAGACCAAAACATGTTCCAGGCAGTATCGCAACTGGCAAAAACATTTTTGGTCGAGCGTAACGCCAGTGATCGGCATCGGTTTGACGTTAAAACACCCTGCAATGTCATTCCGGGCCTCCATGTCATAGCGACCAACATAGAAGCTACGACCGCTTTCGATGTAGTCAGCGTGTAACCGATTAAACAAAGGAGTGAATCAAAGTGGCCATGAAGTATGCAGATAGAGCGTATTTAAGCGTAAACGGCGCGCGCCTGGCCGATGTCCAGAGCGCAACCCTTCGGCAGAACAAAAACGCGCGCGTCGTCCCCTCGATGACCAACGACGGCTTCAATCGGGGCTTCGTGCAGGGCAACACTGATATAGACATCACGGCTACGATTGCTGTACGTAATCTGGAGCCTCGCCCTAAAATGGAATCGATCGACTATGAAACGAACGACGTTCAGCTGACGTTCGTCGTGGGAGCCGATCAATATATCGCAACGGGTCTTTTCCTGAAGGACGCCGACGATAACGCCGGGGGCGTGGGCGACGAGGTAAAAACCACGTTCAATTTCGGAGCAGTGAAAGTCACCGACGCCATCGGTAACGGAACTCTGTTCGATATCGGTCTATAAAGGATAATCCATGTACGATCAGAGCCCGGGCTACGACGCAACCAACGAAATCCTGACGAAGATGCGCCTCGGCGTTAACTGGCGCTGGCCAATCCGTATCAGGGATTTCGAGGTCATGGTCCGGCCTCTGAGCATGTCCGAAACTATCGAAGTGATGAGCCGGGTCGCGTCTGAGCTTAAGCGCGCGCCCGACATCTATAAGAACCGCGTCCATGAACACGCATTGATGGCCAAGGAACACCTGATCCTGGCCACCACTTCTCAGCCTGGTGCGACTGATTACCGCTTAACTCATCCGGTGTTGAATGACTTCACGCCGGATGAAATTATCACGATGTATAAAGAGTACGTTTCGGCCACAGAGAAGTGCGACCCCAGCCTCGAAACCATGCCCGCCGACGAGGTGCGGAGACTGGTGGCTGATCTAAAAAAAACTTCTCGCGAGGATCTGGACTCACGACTGACCGAGCTATCTTTCTCGCAACTAAAGGCTATCACTTCCTTTCTGATCAACAGCGATTGACACGCGGACAGTGCGTCTGGTGGGTCGTTCATTCCCTGGTAAGCGGCGAGCTTCAGTGGAAATGATCAGCAGGGGACGACATGGCAAACGTCGAGATAAAGGTCAAGAGTGGACTAAAATCCATTCTCGATGACCTGGAGTCGCTCAAGGTAAAAGCCGAGGAAGTTGCCAAGGCCCTTGAGGAGACAGGAGAGGAAACCAGCGAGGCAATAAAAGCCAACACCAAGGAGACCGAAACATTTTTCGGCAACCTGCGCACGTTCGGGCGTCGCGTCTCCGACCAGCTCAAGCGCGACTTCAAAAGCCTCGTATCGGTGGAAAGCCTCGGCGCCGGCCTCAAGATCTCATCACAATTCAGGGACTCCGTTTCAGAAACAGTCCAGCTGTCGGACGTCATCCGAAAGCTCGGCCCAGTGTTCGGCATGGCGGAGCGGGACTTTGTTTCGCTGCAGAAGACCATTACCGATGGGCTCGGCGAAATCGGCCTCAGCTCTGATGTTGCGAGCAAGACGCTGGCGGGACTTTCGCAAACCCAGGTCCGTGGCCCCGAGAACCTGACCGCCTATTCCAGGACAGCCGGACAGCTGGCGTCAGCCTCGCGCGAGCAGGGAAGCGAAGGCGAAATAGCGCGGGGCATTGCAAAGGTAATCCAGGCTCGGGGGGGCGAAGTAAATGACAAAAAGCAGATGGAAGCTTTGGCCGAATCTCTGCGCCGCGTTTTCCTCGCCACCGGCCAAGGGCCAACGAAAACTTTGCAGGACATGGAAGCAATCTTCGCAGCGATGCCGACGGACCTACGAAAAGCGATCTCATCGTCTGGCCTTGCTAGTCTCTCTGCGGCATCGGCCGTTGCAGGACCCAACGCCACCAAATTTCTTGAAGAGTACCTCGGCAAGAGCCCAGTTGCGCGCATGGCTTTCGAAGCCCAGGGCGGAAAGGGCGTATTCACGGACCAGGGTCTGGACATTAAAAAGTTTCAAGCGTTCGCTCAAGCCATCACTTCTCGAATGGGTGGCGATCCTCGGCTTGCGGCCCAAACGCTTGGGCTGTCGGAGGATGCTGCGGAAGGATTTGTACGTCTTGCGGAATCACTGGAGCGAGTGAAAGAGGCGCAGGACAGAATAAAGCGAACACAGGGAAGCTTAAACGAATCCTATCGAGAATCCCTCGGGCTCGGCGAGTCGTTCCGGGCCAACATCAACCGCATTAAGAGTTTCCTTGCCGAGCCACTGGCCATGGTCACTCAGGGCGCGACGGACATCCTTTCCGGCGCATCCAAATCAGATGCAGGCGCTGGTGCAGTGGTGGCTGGAGGGGGCCTGCTGGCTGCCCTGCTCACGGGGGGCGGCCTCCGGGGAATCGGCAAAGGACTGCTCGGAACAGTGGCCAAGGGCGCAGCTGCAGAGGAGATCACCGGACAGAAGACGATCCCGGTATATGTCACCAACGCTGCTGAAATCGGAATGGGATCGGCGGCAGGGGGTCTTGGCGGCGGCATGGGTCTGCTCGGAAAGGCCGGGGCCGTGGGTGCTGCAGGGCTCGCGGGCTATACGATCGGCAAGGCTATCGAGCCGGCGGTCAGCCAGTTCCTTACCGAAAACACGACCGACACGACCAAGGAAGGCTTCCGGGGCGATATCGTCGAACGCCTCTTCTTCAAACTCGACATGCTCCTCGGCGGCGACACCACGTCGGGCTTCAGGCAGGTCCCTTCGGCCCCGCAAAAGGTTAAGGTCGAATTCAACACGCCCCTACTCAAAGAGTCCAAACAGCCCAAGCGCGGAGCGAGCAACTAATGATTCACAAGTTCCTCTGGAAAAAATTCCCACCCGACGTCCGAAGGCAGCTCACAGCCTGCGGAATGGAAGTTCTGCACGCGCCGGACATCAAGGTAAACTTCATCTGGACCCTTGTCGATTGCCCTGAATGCCGCAAGGCTTATGTAGGCCCCGCGCCGTACCGGAGGACGATAGGCAAGATAAAGCAGGAGGGACCACAGTGCCCCAAAAAATAATAAAGATTGATCGTCTCCTTTGTTGGTTTTCATGTGGGGCAACAAGTGCTGTTGCAATCAAACTTGCAGTAGCAGAATTCAAAAACAGGTTGCCGATAACGATCGCATATTGCGACACTGGATCGGAACACGAAGATAACAAGCGATTCATATCTGATTGCGAAAAATGGTACGGACAAAAAATACAAATATTTAAATCAGACAAATACTCGGATATATGGGACGTATTCGACAAAACAAAATATCTTGTCGGTAATCGGGGAGCCCGTTGCACAACTGAGCTTAAAAAAATGGTCAGGCACAGGGTTGAAAATCCTATCAACGACCTTCAGGTTTTTGGATTCGATGCGGGAGAAATTCCCAGACTCAATCGGTTTATTCAGAATAATCCAGAAGTAAACATACACACTCCGTTGATTGACAGGAACATAAACAAAGAATCCTGTCTGAAAATCCTTGTCGATGCAGGTATTGAAATCCCTCAAATGTATAAACTTGGCTTCAAGAACAATAACTGTATTGGTTGCGTCAAAGGAGGAATCGGATATTGGAATAAAATTCGCAAAGCTTTTCCTGATGTATTTCAGCGAATGATCGATGTCGAGGAAAGGCTAAATACAGCAATATTAAAATACAGAGGAAGCTACACATTCCTAAAAGATATTCCGCCAGACGCCGGAAAAAAAGAGCCAGAATTTGTGATTAAATGCGGTTTGGTATGCGGGGAGTAGAGTAATGTCAAAATTCGATCTGAGCGATCCAGCCGATTTCAGCCGCGTTACCCAGGGCTCGCTGAAGGATGTTAACGCCCTCTTCGGCGGCCGCGATCCGAGCGAATGGGATATCGTCGAGGGATCCTACAACGGGGTCGTGTTCCACGTCTTTGAGTCCAAGCAGCAGTGGGACGGCGCCCTGCCCCGCGTGACCGACACTGGTGGCCGGCGCAAGGTCAAGTACCAATACCCCTACAGGGACGGACAGACGACCGACGACCTCGGGCGAAAGCCTGGATCTTTCGATATGGAGCTTATGATCTTCGGCCCGCGCTACATGCTGGGCTTTCAAAAGCTGATAGCCGAGTTCGACAAGTCGACCCCCGGCAAGCTGATTCATCCCGTGCGCGGGGAGATCGTCTGCGCAATCGAGGATTACGTCGTCACGCACGAGAGCCAGAGCCGCAAGGCCGTTCAGATGCGCGTGACGTTCATCGAGCATAACTTCACCATAGGCAACATTCGGCAGCTGCGCGACAGCACGGTCAAGTCCGCCCTGAGCGCAGCCCTAAAGGTGTTCGCCGTTATCGACGCAGCCATAGCAAAGGTCGAAGCCGCCACGCTCCTGGCCCGCGCGGTCAAGATCACGATCAATCAGCTGCTGGGAACCTATAAGTCAACGACGGCAATCACCCTGACGCAAATGAACGCGACGTTCAACGCCAAGGGCGGCAGCGCCGATATACCCTCGCTCCTGCCGACAAACCAGGGCGGGACGCGAAACTCAGACGGCTCCATATCGAGCGAGAACTTCGTCGTTGCCCGCTCGCCGTCGGACCCCTTTAACTCTGTGCCGCTCTCGGATCTCTCGGCCGAGGTAATCCTGGCGACAGCGGTTAACAATTTAACGAAGCAGGTGATAGCGAGGCGGGCGGAGCTGGCTGCCATCATCCAGGCAATCACTGACAACGGCGCAGCCCTTGAGCTGTTCGACACGGTCATCGAGCTTCGGCAGACGGCCGTGCTGCTGCAGGAAGTCCTGGAACGCGGCGCAGCATCTTCCAACGCGCGGGTGATCGACTATACGGTGCCCCGGACGATGAGCCTGCGCGAGGCCGCATTTCTCAATGGCCTGCCGCCGAACCGGGTTCAGGAGCTGGACCTGCTTAATCCGTCGCTGCTTTCAATCAACTACATCGAACCCGGAACCGTCGTAAAGGTGCCAGCCGCATGACGATCACGATCTTTCCAAAAGACGACAATCAGAGCTTTTCGCAGATCGGCGCGAGCGGCCTTGAAAAGCAATTGCAAAAGACCGGACGCATGCCCCCGGTCACGATCATCATTAAGCCCCTGACTGGCGGCCCTTCGATCACGGTTGACAGGTTCTTGAGCTACACATTTTCCAGCTCGATCATCATTCCGGTCGATACCTTTTCTTTTGCGTTCGCTGCGCCCGACGGTCCTCCGCTGACCGACGCGATCCAGGACGGCGATATAGCCACGCTCCTCGCGAACGATATTCCGATCTGCACCGGGGTCATCGACGTCACGGAAACAGAGACCGACGCCGAGTATGGGGAGAAGAGCACGATCAGCGGCCGCGACGTAATGGGCCAGCTCGAAGACCAGGACGCCGTGAGCCTCACGAGCAAGCCAATATTCGCAAAGAGCACATCGATTCAGAACGGCGTGAAGCTGATCTGCCAGGACACTAAGATAAGCCGCTTCGATTTCCGGGGCGTTCCGTCTCCCTCCCCTGCCCCCCTGCTGGCGTCAGAGCCTGGCGAAAGCAAGCTGAGCGTTCTGCAGCGCTTCCTGGAGCCCTATAACGTGGTGCCATGGACCGGGCCGAGCGGCGAGCTGATCGTCGGCAAGCCAAACATGCGGCAGCAGAAAGCGGGCAACCTGATTCTCAGCAAGAGCGATCGGTCGTCGAATATCCTTTCAGCCCGCGTGCGCAGGTCCTCGACCAACATTGCGAACATCGTGGCGGCCATATGGTCTGGGCAGGAACAGCTCGGCGCGCGCATCAGTCCCCAGCAGATCATTTATAACTCTGCGCCAGGCCCTACCCGCCTCCGCAAAGCGGGCTATCTCGTGCCCAAGGCCGTCGTGACATCTAACGTCAACGCCACCGACCCCCAGGGCCTGTCGGCGATAAACGCGGTGCAGGCAGCCGGATCGCAGGTGATTCAGGCTTATGCGAAGCGAGAGATCGCCCGGCAGAACTTCGGCGAGATTCAGTTCGAGTGCGTGGTGCCAGGGCATTTCAACGCCAATGGCGAGCCGTATATGCCGGACACGGTTTACAACATCAACTATGATCGCGGCAGCCTTTTCGAGGATATGTATCTCTATCAAGTGCAATATCAACTGAGCCTGGAGCAGGGGCAGACAACCGTCCTGTCCTTCTGCCGATTCGGCTCCATTGTTGCGGATAATGTGGCCCCATGATCAATCACCTTGACCCAGACATAAGTCGATTCATTCGTAGCGAGATCAGGCGCGAAGTGAATATCATCCTGACCGGCGTGGCCGGATCTTCGGACCCGACGAAGTTCACCCAGGACATCGAGCAGATTTTTCCCGGCGCCGACACGATCACCGATCGCCCGGTTGCCCATCCCTATGGCTTCGTATCCCAGGCCCCCAGGGGCACGCTCCAGGTCGTGGCCAGGCAAGGCGAGCATCCAGGCAACAGGCTTGTCATCGGGCACCGGGACGCTGATCGCCCGAGCGACATCGATGACGGGACTGCGAAAATGTATTCCGTGGCCGGCTATCAGGTCTACGTCGGGAGCGATGGCGTCTACGTGGGCAAGGACTCGGCAGATAAACCCCTCTTGCTCGGCGAGGCTTCCAACGAGTTTTTCTCGGCGCTGCTGGACCTGCTCATAGCCCACGTTCACCCCGGGCCTGGTGCGCCGTCGGATAAGTCGGCGGACTTCACGCAGCTCAAGGCCCAGACGATTGTGACTAGAAAGCTTTTGACCACTGAAGACGGAGGGCTTGCCTAATGGCTCTTAGCAAGACGGTGCTGGGTACTCTGATCAAGGACAAGATGGTCGCTGCTGATCCGACGATAACCAATCCGGCAATGGTCGAAACATTTGCCAACGCTATTGCCGACGCGATCGTCACGCATATTACCGGGGCCGGCGTCGTGACGATACCAGCAGCCGCGATTGTAACCACAGGGAGTGCGGCGACCCAGACGGGTCCGGCTGCCCCCATACCGCTATCAATCACCTGAGGGGGGAAAGCCATGGCTCAGAATTGGAATCTCAACCCGGCTACTGGCGATTATGTGATGAGCGGGGGCTCGCCCGAGGAGACCGACTCTCTCAAGATCCCGGCCTACATCCGTATGAAGGTGACGGTCAATCAATGGCTTTACGCGCCAGACAGCAGCTATGGCTCCCGGTTCTCGCAGATCAAAAAGCGACCCACGGGCCGGGACGCGTCGCGGATCGAAAACGCTGCAGCCGTAGCCCTTCAACCGATCCTCGATGATGGCCGTGCGCTGAGTATTACCGTCGAAACAACGTCGTCGAACCGGACCAGCGTGGGCCTCAAGACAGCCATCGAACGGCAGCGCGGCGTCTTCGATCAACTAGAAATCCCATCGCTCGGAGTGTAACCGTGGCCTATAAAACGCCTGACGAGATCGCGGACCAGTACCTGCTATATCTGAAAAACCTCAAGCCCGAGGTTAATACAGCCCAGACAGACAGCGACTGGTGGATCAGGTCGCGCGTCGTGGGCGGTGTCGTGGCGGGCGTTTATGCCGATCAGCTGAAGATCAGCAATGATGCCTTTCCCCAGTCCGCACGACGCGAGGCCCTGGAGCGGCACCTTTTTACATACTTCGGCGAAGGGTTTCGCCAGGCAACCGTGGCAGTGGGAAACGTCCTGGCAACGGCAGCAGCAACAGGCGCGACGATACCGGCAGGGACGCAGTTTGAATACGCTGCAAACGGCAACGTCTACACTGCGTCGGAAGAGGTTACATTCAGCGACGCCGTGACAGCCGTCGTCCCAGTCGTATCCGTGGAGACCGGGCAGAACCAGAACCTGCTCGAAGGCACCGCGCTCGCCCTCCCCTCGCCCCCAGCTGGCATCCAGAGCACGGCCACGGTTTACGGAGCGGCTTTGTCCGATGGCCGAAATATCGAGAGCAACGAGGAAGCGGCAGCGCGAATCCTGGCCCAGATCAGGACCCCCCTGGCTGGCGGCAAGGTTTCCGACTATGAGCAGTTCGCCCTCGCGGCCGACCCCTCGGTCACGTCCTGCACGATCATGCGATACGTCTACGGCCTCGGGACAGTCGGGGTCGTTATAACGGCCGGCACCACGGACATCGACGCGGCCCTGGAGAATGGTGACCCGATTGTTCTGATCCCGAGCGATGCCCTCGTCGATACAGTCCAGGCCTATATCGAGACGGTCAACCCCGCGACCGATTGCGCCTATGTCCTCAAGCCTGCGACGGCCGCCATTGACGTCTCGGTCAACGTGAGATTTTCCCAGGGCGACGGATCGACCATCCTGAGCGGACAGACCCTGACCCAGTCCGAACTCGTCGAGCGCGAGGTGAAGCGGGCGATCTACAAGACGCCTCCGGGCGGCCGGAAGTTCGGCGCCTCGGGTTATGTGGTGGCTGCGGAGATCGAGGAGGTCATCGATATGAACCTGTCAGCCAGCCCGTACACTGTCGGCGCCATCGCCCAGATCGTCCTCGATCGGCAGGTCGATGACCTTTCCGCCAGCGGGGCGAATCGGGCGATTTTGGGCCGCGAGGTCGCTGTTCCAGGGGTTATAACAATCAACGTGATGAGCTGACCGATGCCGAAATTTCTCACCACAGAAGAAGTCTATCGGCTCCTGCAACGCGAGCTGCCTGAAGGGGTTTACCCGGACGGCGCTCCGTCGGCATTCTTTTCAACCGCCGATATGGCCTCGGTCTCCGACGCGGTGTCGGGCTCGTATGCGAATCTTGAGATCATCTACGACAACCAGTTTCCGAACAACGCTGACGGACGCATAACCGACTGGGAAATAACCGCATTCGGTTATCCTCTGCCAGCCTCCCTCACTCTCGCAGAACGTCGGGATCGCGTCGTTACCAAGCTCCGCTCGAAAAAAGGCATCACCCGAAACGACATGAAAGAGGCCGTACAGTCGATCATCGGCTCTGATAAAGAAGTCGTGATCTTCCCCTGGAACAGCCCCGATCCGGTCTACGGCGCGTGGCGCATCGGTGAATCCGAGCTGGGAAATACCACGTTCCTCGGCGCCGGCAACGCCATGATTCACGTCGGGGACGAATGCTGCAGCCAGTCGGCGGCTGACCTCGGCCTGACGGAGCAGCAGCTGCTTAACGCGCGGGAGCAGGCCTACACATACGAAGTCAAAATCATAGGCTATCAGCCGACGGCAGACGAACTCGTGTCCATAGATCAGATACTGACCTCGGCAGAGGCTGCGCGGGACAGGCATTTCGTGAACGCTGTCATAGCCGCCTCGGGTGGATTTTTTGGCTTCGATTCTGGCGACGTTCTGGGCTTCGACGTTGGAATACTCGAATCATAATTAGGGGGGGACATGACTAAACCGATTACACACATAGACTGGCTACAGGGGAACGGCAGCGTCGGGACGCGAATCGAAACGCCTACGGGGGCCTTGACGCTCAACGGATACTCGCCCAGCGATACGCCGAAGTCCAAGAACTTCAATTTCCTGTTTTACTATCTCGATCAGTGGGACCGCTGGGCCGAGACCGAGATCGACAGCCTTACAGCGGCCGTTGCCGGAAAGCAGGACTCGGGCAATTACCTGACCGCTCTGACCGGCGAGGTCACGGCCTCGGGACCGGGCAGCGCAGCCGCCACCATCGCAGCTGGAGCCGTTACCGACTCAAAGGTCGCCAGCAATGCCTCGATCGCTTACAGCAAGATGGCCGCACTTTCGGCCAGTAAAGTCATGGTCACCGATGGATCTGGCGTAGCTGCAGCGTCCAGCATTGCCTCGTCGACCTTGGCGTTTCTCGACGCGACGTCATCTATTCAAACACAGCTCGACGCTAAGCAGCCTCTTGATGTCGACCTGACAGCCATTGCAGCCCTAAGCTCCACAGGTATTGCAGTCCGAACGGCCTTGAATACCTGGGCTCAACGATCCATAGCAGCAGGCACAGGTATCTCGGTCACGAACGGGGACGGCGTAAGCGGCAACCCCACCGTGGCTATCGACAGCACTGTAGCTACCCTGACTGGCAGTCAAATACTGACCAACAAAACCCTTGACACTCCTGTTATTGACAACTCCGCCATCTTCAATCAGGAGACAACGCCCGCCAACCCCGCTGCCGGTAAGATGAAATTTTATCCAAAGAGTGATGGCTTCTTCTATTCCCTCGACCCAAGTGGAGTGGAAACGCAGGTGGGCGCTGGCTCGGGCCTTGGTACTGGCGAAGTAAATGCCGTTTCCAATCCAGTTGCGGCAATTGGCACAACAGGCTGGACAAACGCCACACGCGTAACAGCAAGCTCGCCCCTCGACCCCGTTGTCACCACAGCCCTGAGCATCTCCAACGCTGCAGCCGCAGAATCAAGCACGAGCGGCGGCTATTACAGCATCGCCACCCTAGCCTCCCCACTCCGCAGCATGAAGCTGAAGGTGGAATTCTGGTTCACGACGCCTGCCACGGATGTGTACCGGGTGTCCATGTATGCAGGCAGCACACGCCTCAGCCTCAGCTCTGACAGCAGCTCGGTTACAACCCTTCCAGCCAACACAACAGGCAGGTTTGTAGCGACATTCGACAGCACGACAGCTACGGCCTACTCACTCAACGTCACCCGCACAAGCGGCACGACAGGCGATTGCCTCATTACGAACGTGATTGTAGGGCCTGGGGTAAGGGAGCAAGGCGCTGCGGTTGGTCCTGTGACCGCCTTCACCCCAGGCACTGTGCAAGCAGATACAACGGCTCCGACTCTTCACTCAGCTTACACCTGGACCGCATACTACGCTCGCTCGGGCGAGTTCATGAATGTCCAGATGAACTACCGGGCTACAAACAATGCAGGTGTTGCGGCTGGTTCGGGTATTTACCTGTTCCCCATTCCGGCAGGCTTCACTATCAACCCCAATTACCTGGGCTCTGGTAATGGCCTCTTTAATACCTACGGTGATGCAGAGGTAAGGATTGATACGGCCAATTACAGAGGTCAAGTAGGCATCAGAGCAAAAAGCGGTGTGTATTATCTAATTATAACCGCTCTAACTGGTTTCAGCGGGACGGCCAACCCTGCTAATGGAACTTTCACAGGCGGCGGGAATGTCCAGTTTTCAACTTACTCGACAGCTTTCGAGTTTACGTTAAACGCGACTATCCCAATTAACGAATGGGCAGGCAACGGCACCCTCAACCTCGGCGCAGGCGCGCAGGTGGAGTATGCGTACAACACCGACACAAGCTCAACCGCCTCAGTCACAGCAAGCGGCTTTGCCTACGGCCCGGACGGTATAGCTTTCAGTTCCAACTTTGTCGTAGGAACAACTTGGACAAGGCGGGTTAGGTTTCAGTATCCAATCCAGACCGATGATTTGTTGCTGCTGGAAGTTAACGACGGAACGGGATGGCAACCACTCGACCAACGTCTTTACGGAATTTCTCGACAAGGTGCCACTGACTACGGTGCCCAAGCTAGATACGTCTCAGGCAGCACAACTGATGTGGACGTGGTTCTACTGCCAGGAGGTGCGCGAGGCGATAATGCTACCTACGCAGGAAACGGCACCGGATTTAGCTCGTTTACAACTTTCAAGTGGCGCGTGCGCAAGGTTAAGGCTAGCAGTCCGGTAGGCTTCGGCCTCGCAAGCACTGACGGCTCGTCGGGCTTGTACAAAGCTGGGCAGGCACCAGGGTATACAGGTGGGAGTGCGATACCAGCTGGGTATGTTGGGGAAATCCTATCTCAAACTACCACAACTGCAATTACTACATCAGCGGCTAACCTAGCCACAGTAACCCTAACCGCAGGTGTGTGGACTGTTAGCGGCGGATGTAATTTTAGTGCAGATACAGTCACTCGATATATGCGCCTCTCTATTTCCAGCACGACAAACACAACGGACACGGTGTCAGGGCGTGTTGTGAATGCGGACTATCACACCACCGCAGGCATAGTTTCGGCTTGTACCTTCCCTAGAACTTTCAATGTAGCTTCGGGTTCAACGCTGCCTGTGTATCTTGTCGGATTTGCTTCCAGCATCTCGGGCCTTGGCTCTACTAACAGCTATATCGAAGCAGTCCGCATCGCATAACCCTCCGGCCTTCCGGGGCCGATTTATAAAAAGGATTTTCAATGCTAGATCTCATCCAGAAAAAGCTCGACGACGTCCGCGGATCCGCCAGCCATTTTCAATCAAACATCCAGCAATTGGATCAGCAGATTCAGCAAATGCGCGATGCTATAACGCGGCTGCAGGGCGCTGAGATGGCGCTGATGAGTCTCATGAGCGATCTGCCAAAGGCGGAAGAAGCAGGGGAATCGAACGTGATTCCAATCAAAGCCACTGAAGATGAGAAAGTGAGCGAACCAAATGCCGAGTAGCCTGATCAACTTTTTCAATTTCTACTCGCGCTACCTTTGGAACAAGGATGATTTCGCCGAATGGCAGGACGGCCAGGTGGACAGTTACCGGGGCTCGTTCGAGGGGCTGACGGGTGGCGCCATCGTCTCGGGGCTTAAGGTCACCCAGGTATCAGGCAATCAGATACGCGTGAGCAGCGGCATTGCGCTGGGCGTGAACGGCTCGCTGATGTATCTGGCAGCTGACTATGACGTGACGCTATCGGCGCCTCTGACGGATGCAGAGCGCAGCCTGATCGTTCTGCGGCCGCTGGAGACAGCGAACACCCTTATCGACGATCCGGTCAATCCTGGATCAACGGTTTACCTGAAAGAGCAGCAGACGTGCGAGGTAATCATCGTTCGGGGGACTGCCTCGGCGAGCCCTGTCTATCCTTCAAAGGGCACGAACGACGTGATCCTCGCGGGGGTCCGGGTCAAGACCTCGGGCACGATCGACGGCAACTGGGATTTCGATTATTCGATCAGGGAGATCCTGGGCCGCAATCGGACTTCCCAGCGGGTCGATCAATCGCTCTACGACGACAGGCTGCGGCCCTATCGCTCGGCGGCGGTGTCGATCAGCATCAAGCCTAGCATCTCGGGCTATCCCGGCAGCGGCGGTGACTCGGCAAACCCCATAGCATTCACGCATATCAGCAATCGCTTCCCCTCGCTCTTTCCGAGGACAGCTGGAGGCGTATTCAACTTCGCTGATACCGTCCTGAACATGGCCACAGGAGCAATTACCGGGGGCGACGGCCTGAGCCCGGACTTCACCCCGGCGACGGTCAGCGCAGCCGATCGCTATCGGGTCGGGCTGATCCAGATCGGGACGGATGATATCCTTAACGTCAAGTTCCACACGGCCGACAGCACGAGCAAGTCGGCTGCGTTCGGGCTGATCTTCGACGCCACGCTCACGCCGGACAGCGGCTATAAGCTGATCTGCTACTTCGTGCTCTATAGCCAGGCCGGATCCGTCTGGCAGGACCTCGATATCGTCGACGCCCGGACTCCAGGGAACGTCGTGCAGGTGGCTCAAAAGCTGAGCGCCACGGTGAACTCGACATCCTTCGGCGGCTCGGGCACGGCATACGTATCGGCGACGAACACCCTGCAGCTGACCAAGGGCACCTGGCATATCGTCTTTTTCGATTCGGCTTCGGTGCTGGTTGACCCTTCGGCGGGCAACAGCTCGGGGGCTTCGGCTGAGATATACAACAGCACCGACGCGTCCCAGGTTTGTCAGTCGGGGGTGTTTGCCGCTTACTACAATATTGCTGACGACACGGGAGCGAAGGACGGGGCGTTTTACATTTCGGACGTCGTAACAATCACGGGCACGAAAGACTTTGTCGGTCGCTGCGCGCGGTCGGGGGCGACTTCCACCTGGCTTAGCTCTGGGACAGGAAAGTTCTATGCAGTGCGGGTTGGCGGATAAAAAGTTGAACCAAAGGGCGGATGATGATACCACTTCTCAGACCTGTGATGCCCCCTCTCGACATCATAAGCGAGTATCTCCAGACGTGCTATGAAACGGGCGTTTGGAGTAATTTTGGATCGCTGTACTTTGGAGCCGTTCAAACTATAAAGGCAATGACGGGACGCTATCCCGTCGTTGTCAGTTCCGCCACGTCTGCTATAGACCTCGCGCTGAGCATGGCTCCGAGGCCTCCATCCATGGTTGCCGTCCCTGATTTTACTCACGCCGGATCGCTCGTAGGCATACGCAATAACGTGGCTGAGCCGCTGATCGTCAGCTGTGAAAAGGCCACGATGGCCATGGACCGGGAGCGGTTCGAAGTGCTCTGCAGGATTGGGGACATCGACGCGGCCGTGATCGTCAATCCGTTTGGCTATGGTATCGACCGGGCTTTCTACGCGGACACTGCTCGGCGCTATGGGGTTTATCTGGTGTTCGACTATGCGGGCGCATGGACGGACTTCGATTTCGACGACGAGTTCCCGACCGTCTATTCACTCCACGCAACGAAGTCCATGCCTGTCGGCGAGGGCGGCGTTATCCTTTTTGCGCGGGAAGCGGCAGCCAGGCGGGCCAGGAGCCTCACGAACTTCTCGACGGCGGTCGATCGCAGGATTGAGGAACCGTCTGGACAGAACTTCAAAATTTCGGAGATCACGGCAGCCGTGCTCTGCGCGCAGCTCGACGATCGGCAGTATGGTCGCGTGACCCAGAGGATCCAGCACCGGCGCGAGCTGATTGCGTTTTATGGGGACGAGCTCAGGCGGCCGAAGGTGGAGGCCAGGGCGCCTTCGCTCTGCGTGTTCCCCTTTCCTGAGATGCGGCCTGGGGATTTCGAGGCGTTTGCGATTTCGTTCGGGTTTGTGGCAAAGCAGTATTACATTCCGCTCCGGACGATGCCTGGCTATCTCGATGCGCAGCAGGAGGGTCGGTTCTGTCCCGAGCTGGACCGCTGCATGGCCCTTCCGTCCGACTGCTCGATGGAGGAGGCTGCCGAGGTCGTGAAAGCAATTCAAAGATTTTTGCCAGAATGAGCCCAGCGCTGTTCTGCTACCCAGGCTTTCGCAATCATTTCGGTCGATCGATCCTTGATCCTCCGGGCTGGGACTCCGACATAGATTGACCACGGCTCCAGCCGGCTGTCTTGCAGCGCAACGCCGCCTGTGCCGAGCAAGGCGCCTTGCATCATGCGAACGCCCGGCATTAAAACGCCGTTTGTTCCGACCCAGGCGTAGTCTTCCATAACGATTGGAGCTTTATAGACGGAGATCAAATCCTCAGAGTGGACGGGACCGACGAGGCTTTCGCCGGACGGATCATCGGAGGCAGATATCAATTTTGATCCCATGCTGAGATCCGTGAAGTCGCCTAGTACGATTCCCCCGTTGCAGGAGAGAAGGCATTGAACAGCAATGTGAACGTGAGATCCAATACGTAAAGAGCCCGATGAAGCCAGGATGATAGTGTGCGCATCAATTCGAACATTGTCCCCAATCTCGACATTTTCAGCTCCATAGATTATCGCGTGTTCGCTTATTTTTACGCCTTTTCCTACTGATCCAAATGATTGTAGCTGTTTTTCGGAAAGCCATGCCATAAACTTGCCTTTAACCAATTGTCGATAATTTTTTATGGGGAACCCGGGGTATGAAACCACGCTTTTGGATGCTTGTCGCCTTGCTTTTTGCGCCTCTCTTTACGCTTACGCTCTACGCTGCGGGCGTCGACATGGGTGAGCCGAGTTACGAAGATTGGCTTGCTTTTTTGATGAGCCTGAAGGGGACCGTCGGGCTGGGGACTCTCGGCATCGCCGGCGTCCTGGTGCAGGGTCTGTTGCTTTTGTTCCGCAGTCAATTCGTGAAAATGGACGGCAAGCAAAAGCTCATGCTGGTGCAGTTTCTGTCCGTTGTCGCTGGAATGGTCGGCCTGAAGTCTCAGGGCATCGACTGGGCGGCCGCGTTCATGCACGCCAACACGCTCGGCGCTGTCCAGGTTTTCGCGCACCAGATTTACAAGCAATTCTTCGATCGGAGCGCCGATAAATATGCTCTTCCATCCAAGTGATTTTCATGCGGCCCTGATTGCTTTCGCGTCGGCGGTAACACTGATAATGTGTTCGTCAGATCCGGCGATCGTAAAGAAGGGAAACCATGGCCATCCACGCTATCACGCTGGCGTTCTGCAACGCTGAGATACTGACTCGATCTATCAACGCCTTTCATGCCACGCGAAACCCTGCCCTGCCCCTTTCCGGGCACTATGTCGTGCATCAGCATTATCCTCTGGAGCCCGAGTCAATTGCGCGCGGACTCGAGGGGATGAGGCTGGCGCACGGCATCCGTGTATTGGATCCAGGGCGAAACCTCGGGCTGCACGAGGGAATCAACTGGGCTCTGCGCCAGATCAACCCCAAGGATGAGGACATTATAATCGGTTACGATGGGGACAGCCTGCCGATCACAGAGGGCTGGGATATGGCCCTTGTGCGCGCGATCGAGGCCAAGCGCAGCGACGGCAAGGGCGAGGTCGTCTGGTCAACCCTGGGCAATCCTCGCACCCTCCAGGACGTTTGCGAGCGGGGATATGACGAGGTCACGGCCGACGGATATTTAAAGCTGCTTCTGACCCGTCGTCCGATAGCGAACTCCATTTGTGCCTGGCGCTACGGCTGGCTGCGCAGGGTCGGCTTTCTGACCGAGCCGCGGGCGTTTTACGGACACCTGGAGGCTGCAATGTTTTCAAAGCTTGGAAGCGGCGAGCGCTGGGCCGTGGTGCGGGACTGGGGCGAGTCGGACGAACTGCGATATCTGCACGATCGGGCATACGTCATTTATAAATGGCGACACGCTCACCTCAATGATTGGCCTGGCGACTTCGAGAGCTTCGTCCTCGCGGGCTGCCCGGAGACGGCGGCTACGCCCCAGCGGATTCCTTGACGATCTCTTCAATCGACATAAAATCTTCAAGATTCATAAGGCCGACGATCGAGGTCTTTTGAATTCTTGTTCGTTCGATTTTTCGGTCAAGCTTTTCCTTGAACTTGGAAAGCATGACAAAACTATCGCAGGTGATTATAAGCGGACCCATATTTTCGCGTTCAATAACCAGGGCGCATTTAGGGTTCATAAATACCTCGATGAGGGGATCGAAATTGAAAATAGCAAGTGCAAGCGCAAAAGATCATCACGTTAAAATTTCCGTCACCATAAGCGAATCGGTTGATTTTCGCAACTTCCTTGCGCTCTCGCGGGACAGCTATCCCATGGGCCTCGGGCGGCTGACGGCCATATGCCTGCACGTTCTCGTGGCGGACAGGCGGCACTTTTCCCGCTTCGAGCTGGATCGCGCTGTTCAGTGGCCTGCCGATCGCAAGCTGACTTTCTCGGAGGTGCTCGAAGCAGTGGGCTGGGCGAAGGCTCGTCCCAACAGCCGGACGCTCATAGAGCTGACGCTGCCGCAGGAGCTTATCCCGCGCAAGCCTCTTAAGGAGCGGGCACGGTTCCGGGCTGTCCGGATGCGAACGGACGAGGGGAAGTTTGCCAGCAGAGAGCAAATCGAGCGCGAGGTTTTAATGTGGAAAAACCGCGAAGTCGTGTTGATTGACATGGACGGATACGCACACTTTGATTTAAATAGTGTCAGCACTCCAGCAAAAAAAAGCACGATAAGAAAGAGGTAATACTTGGAACAGGTATCTCCAGCGGAATCGCGTCTGATTAAGAACGCCTCAATACGCTGCGCCCACGCCGCGCAAGTCGACCCCAGGCTTTTGAAAGCTCACCCGCTCAACCCGAACAAGCATCCTCCGAAGCAAATAGAACTCTTTATCAGCATCCTCGGATATCAGGGATGGCGTCGGCCGATCACCGTCTCCAAGCGCTCGGGCTACATCACGAAAGGCCACGGCGCCCACGAAGCAGCCATGACAGCCGGATATAGCATCGTCCCGGTCGATTACCAGGACTACGAGAGCGACGATCAGGAGTTGGCTGATATCGTCGCCGACAATCAGCTGCAGCGCATGAGCGAGATGGATACGGGCAAGCTTACGGAGCTTCTGGTTCAACTCGACACGGGATTTTCAATGGAGCTTACCGGACTTGAGCCGGTGCGGGTCAAGAGCCTTCTCAGCACCGTGGCGAGCCAGCAGGCGGCTGATCCAGGCCTGGCGGTGCAGGATTATGGGGACGAACCCGAAGAGCTGACGGAAGCCCCTCTTGCGGCCGCGCCTCAGTTTGCCACCGAGAGCCAGCACTCCGGTGGACCGGCCCACGATCAGCCGCATACCGACAATCTGCCCGCGCCGCAGCCTGTGGCGCAAAGTCACGTCCGAATGATTCAGCTGTTTTTCGATGAGAAAACCGTCGCTGAATTCATGACGATCGTCGAGCACTTCCAGAAAAAACTCGAGATCGACAACACAACCGACACAGTCCTCGCCGTCCTGCGCGAGCGATACTCAAACGACATTCTTTAAGAGGGATTGAAACATGGAAGAGCAAACGACGAACGAAGCCACAGAAGCAGCCACGGAAGCAGCAGCCACTGCCGACGAAGACCTCCAGCTGGACGCCGATCAGGAGAATACAGAAGCCAACAGCAAAAAGAAGAGCCAGACCGTGTGGCTTGCCGTGGTGTCGAGCCTCGCCGGCGAAGTGAACCTCGTAAAGTCGGCGTCCCTGAAAGAGCTGCAGGAGCTGGTCAAGGGCCTGGAACTCGGATCCGAGGTCTGCGAGATCTATCGCGCTGTGCCAAAGCAATTCAAGGTTAAAACGACCGTCACGAAAAAGCTGGAGATAATTTAAGCCATGGAAGTCCGCTGCGCATATCGTGAGCTATTGAATCCTAAGACCTTGAAGCCCCATCCAGCCAACCCGAACGAGCACGGGCAGGATCAGATCGACCTTTTCGTCGAGATTCTGAAATACCAGGGCTGGCGCAGGCCGATCACGGTTTCGATCAGGTCTGGGTTCATAACGAAGGGTCACGGCGCGCTGGCGGCTGCTCTAGCCGCTGGCTGTGAATCGGTCCCGGTGGACTATCAGGATTACGTTGACGAGGCGCAGGAGCTTGCGGATATCGTGGCGGATAACCAGCTTGCCCGCATGTCGCAGATGAACGTGGGCAAACTGCAGAAGATTGTGGGTCAGCTGGAAACTCTGTCCGTTGATTTGGAGCTGACTGGGTTCACAATGCAGCAGATCCAGCCATTCATAGTGCGTACGGAAATTCATAATCCACCCTCTGCTAATGAAGCCTACGAATCAGGCGGACATTATCAGGCATCTGAGCCTAATCAGGAAAGCCCTCGAAGCCAGCCGGAAAAGGTCGGATCTCGTGAATATACGGAAGACCAGTTTCAGAATTTTGCGCATCAATGTCCGCGGTGCAAATTTGAATTTGATTGAAGGATAATTTCAGTGGTTGCTCCTCTTCGAACTGGTCCATGGCATTTGAGTGACCTTAAGGACGTGCCTAAAAACGGTTTGAAAGTATTCTCATGCTTTCACTGTGGCGGCGGTTCAACTATGGGATACAAGTTGGCCGGCTATGACGTTATAGGCGGTGTCGAAATCGATCCACAGATGATGGATTTATATCGGCGGAACCATAACCCGCGGCATTCATATCTGATGGGTGTTCAGGACTTCAACAAGATCCCCGACAGTCAGCTGCCAGAGGAGCTATTCAACCTCGACATACTTGACGGCTCCCCACCGTGCAGCTCATTCAGCGTGTCTGGTTCGCGAGAAAAAAAGTGGTCGGTTGAAACTAAATTCAGAGAGGGCCAGGCGGTTCAGGTTCTGGATGATCTCTTTTTTCACTTTATAGACACAGCAAAAAAGCTAAAGCCTAAAATTGTCATAGCTGAGAACGTGAAGGGCCTCATACTAGGCAATGCCAAAGGCTATGTGAAGCAGATATTTGCAGAGTTCAAATCCGCTGGATATGATTGTCAGCTATTCCTTTTTAACGCAAGTAGAATGGGAGTTCCGCAAAGACGTGAAAGAACTTTCTTTATAGCAAAGAAACAAAGTCTCGCGTTACCGCCTATAGTAATGAATTTTCACGAAACCCCAATAACGCTTGCGCAAGCATTTTCCGAAATTCAGCATCATCCAATGTACACAAATCACGGCGTAAAGCCTTTATCGGAGGCTTTTGCAAAATGGTGGAGACTCACAGAACCGGGAAAATCCCTGTCTTCTGTTCATCCTAAACAATCCTTTTTTAATACTTGGAAAGCGCATCCTAACGTTCCATCAAATACAATTGCTGCAACAGCTGCTGGTCTGCCAACTCGATGGGACGAACCAAGACGTTTTTCTCCAATTGAAATTATGGTGTGCCAAACATTTCCATTGGATTACTTCTTTAAAGAAGTTGAAGCAGGATATGTCTGCGGCATGAGTGTTCCGCCGTTCATGATGCAGCGAGTTGCTGATCAGATCGAAAGACAATGGCTTTGCCCGATAAATCAGTCTGTTTTTTCCTCCCCCTGATTTTCCTTCACATGAAGGCCCAGGATCATTTGTATATATGATCCCGTCTTCATGCCTAAATCCTCTGCAAGTTTGTCCAATGATTCCAAGATCTTTTCGTCAAGCTGAATCCTTAATGATTTCATTGATTTATAACTCCTATCGAAATTGAAGTTTTTTAGCCTTTTTCTGGCCTCGTATTGTCAATACATGTCAATAGCTTATCAGATTTTGACTTTTTTTGTCAATTTCAGCTAAGGATTTTGAGGCCACAGGGCTCACAGTAAAACAATGCGGCGATAATCTATGGCGCCTTTGGAAAAATGGCGAACTGAAGTCAGACGAAAAAGGCATCTATTCAAAGTAATTGAATCTCGACTCTGGGACCACGGATGGCCTTTTTTTAGAAAGGGTAAACAAATTGGATAACAAATTTATTTTGAAAAGCTTCAACTTCAAAGTCAAAGACGCATCTGACGATGAAATAAAAAATCTCATCGCAGATATAATTGCCGATCTTTTTCATGAGGCCGGATTTGAGAGCCTTGCTCGATATAAGTTGGTTCTGGAAGCTGTTGTTATTGAGCTTGATCGAGAGCTTGATTCGCTCAGGCCTCAACAATCGGGTGACCCAGTCGATGAACTTGGGCTGTGAACTTGGTATAAGCCTTCTTGAGCCTCTTAAGGAAGCGATAGTAAAAGCTATCGAGTTAGCAAAATTTTGATTCGACATTGGGCCACGGATGGCCTTTTTTTGAAAGGGAAAAAACAAATGAAAAAAAGATGGACGATAAGCTGGAGTAGCAAAATAGAAGGCTTAGGAAGCGGATTCTTTTTTGTTGTTGGCAGTGAAAGTGATGCAATTCATGAAGTCGAAAAGTTGAAGGAACGCTTTAAGAAGGCAGGCAGAAGGCCAAAAATAAAATATGAACAGGTAATTGAAGAGGAGGGAAAAAAATGAAAAAAAAGCGAATACTGGACTGGGTGAAATTCAAGCCTTTGATTCAAAAATTAGCTGGTGAACTTGATGTTGACGTTACTGCGCGAATGGCCTCGGGTGAATTTCCACCATGGCTCGTGGCTGAATTTTATAACCAGATGCTCAAGGATATGTTTAAGAACGCCCTTCCGGAAACCTATCCCTATCATGTGATATCGTTTTTGAAGTTGTTCTGGTATCAGGGCGAGCTTGTTTATAAGATCGCCCGCGAGTTCGGCGATGTTTTGTTTCGAGCCGATTGCAAGGTAAGTATCGACTACATTCCCTTTGATAACATTGTGCGCTGCATCGAGTTTCCTGACGACAAACTTTTCGACATGAAGAACGGCGACTATGCACAAACAGCTTATATTGCAGCGTTCAAGTCCCAGGACAAGATTTGGCTTTCCCCAGAGGGACAGAACTTCAACAAGCGAATTGATATTATTGTGCCTCTGCATAACGAGAATCAACCTGACGGGCAGATGGGACACGATCAAATAAAGTTACTGTTTTTAGACGACGAAACATTGGAACAGGCAATCGAAAGATCCATCAAAAACACGACCAGCCCGACCGGGTTCAGCCGTGACCTTGTTGAGTTCCTGCTTAAGTGTATCCTTTACATTCACAGCGGTGATCCTGATCTGCGAGAATATAAACCTATGCGGCGTCCGCATAGCCCGAAAAAGCAGCGACAGTGGTTGCGCGAAAACCTCAGTCCCATACCGATCACACTCGTCGGGTTCGAATACAAGAAACCGCGAGTGATGAATGCGGAAGAGGCCTTTGTTGAAACTCATCTCCGCTGGCAACCGTTCGGTCCCAATCGCTCGAAAGTAAAATTGATCTGGGTGAAGGAGCACATTCGCAGGTACTCGAAGGAAGAAAGCTGATTAATCGAAGGGCGCCTCAGGGTCGAGGCATCGTTCGATGAGCAATCTTCCCAGCTTCACAAACCCGCGCCGGGGGAATAGCTTCCCCCTCGTTCGATCGCGTTGGGACGACTTTTTTTACACATGTCGGCTTTCACCCGTCCCGGCCGATCGGATGGCTTCCCCCACCCACCAGTCCAGCCCCCACTATCAGGCGCAGGTACTTCGATTCCAGGCGCTCCTATGGACCCCGCTCAAGGGCTTGGGTCACCCCCGACGATCTCGCAGCCACGACCCCTTTTCCAGCGTTCTAAGTGGTATGCCGTTTTAAGCCGTCGGAGCAGCGGGTGGGGCGGGCTGATAGGGGCGACCGCCGCGCAGCGGAGGCGACCCGGCCCGGCACGCACGCTGCTCGACGCGGCAACCGGAGGACGAGCGCACCGATAGGTGCCCGAAGGCCGCAGGGCGGCAGTGGTGTCTCAAGGCTCGGCATGATGATCTGCCATCAGCTCCTTGGTCAAACCTTTCCACGTCGGCTTTACTATGGGGTCAATACCGAGCTTTCGGATGACCCCTCTTGCCACGCCCTCTGTTATCTTCAGCCGCTCGGCAATACGCCGAAACGAATACCCAAGCTCTCTGAGACGCCGCGCCTCGCGACTCGTCCAGGGCTTTATCCCTTTGTCCTTGCGATATACGCGCCTGAGGTCAATTTCCGGTGGGGCGGGTTTTCTCTCTGTCAGAGGATCTTGATCCAGCTCGCGGATGATCTTGCAGGCCTTTCCGCGAGAGACACCCGTCATACGGGCAATAACCTCGAAGCTGTATCCTTCGGATCTTAATGCGATGATTTTCTGCTTCCACTTTGACTCCCGCCGGCCAAGCTCGGGCGGCTTTCTGATTGTAAGAGGATCGCAGCCTAAAGCGCGAATGATGAGGTGTGCTGCCCCCCTGGAAACAGGAGCCATCTTGGAGATTAACTCGTATGAATACCCTTCCTTTCTCAGCTCGATAACCTGCGCCTTCACGTCTTCCGGGATATTATTCGTCCGATTATTTGCCTGTTCCGACCACGTTGACCATCTGCAGTTCCCTGGCTCGTAGCCTTTGGTGTTATCGATTCGATCCAATGTTCTGCCCGCCGGCCTTAGACCCATGTCAGCAACAAAGGCCGAGAAGCTGGTTCGCCATCTTTCGCATACGGCGATCCCTCTATCGCCATAATACTGGTACGACTTTGATTTCCAATCGTTGCATCTCTCCAGCATCGCCTTATAAGACGTGTGCGTTCGTTTTCGATCGCCATCAGTCATAGGGGGTTCCTTCCTTATTTTTCAAGCCTGCCAAATACGCGACAGGGCTGTCAGCCCTGCTGCCGTTAATGTTGATGATTTGTCAGCGCTGGTTTTTCATCAGTTGATTATCCTGTGCATGTTGTGCAGCAACGCTTTAGCGTGCACATCAAAAAATCATGTAGTGACAATAAATTGTCACCAAAGCTCTGTAAATACAGATCGATCAGCGAATGGTTGAGAATCAGATTTCTTAAATGCATTCGCCGAAAAATTCTTCGAACCTTTGCGCCGCAACGGTTTGCGGAGATACACCTGATTTCTGAACCAGAAACGTGAGGCGTGTAACCCTTGAGTACCAACCGTTACATGTTTTTGAGGGGGATTAATGATCATGATATCAAGGCCCGAAAGGGGATTTCAGGCTGGCAGGCCATGAGTATAGCGGATCTGCTCAATTTGTGAACAAAAAAGCATAGCGTTCTCTGAAAAAGATAATCGAACGAGAGTACGCTCGTTTCGCTAACCGTGATGAGGGGGAAAGGTTCGGCAATCCGCACGAGTCAGCAAAATGTCAGGGGTCGGGAAATTGACGGGCATGCCTTCGGCGGCTTCGAGACACCGGCAACCCCGGGAATAGATATATAAGGGGGTTTTAAAAACCCCAATGATTACCGAAAAAAAAACCATCCAAAGTGCCAAAATCTGGCACTGATACCCCTCTAAAGTGCCAAGTTTTGGCACTTTGTCCGTAACGCTTTGACCGACACAGCACAGATGTATGGTTAAAAAACGATCTTTGTTTTTTTAAAAGAACAAGACTTTCATCATTCGACTTGCTAATTGCATCGCCGGGCAGGACCCGATGACTTAGCTTGCGATCCGTTTTTTTGTAACAGGCAGGGATGGTATGGAATACGACCTGAATTTTCTGGAGCCTCAAATCATCGACGCTCGTCGAAATAAAGATACAGACTCGCTTACGCGGTATCTCCTCCGCTATCTTTGTAGTTTCGATGACAATATAATCTATGCGCCCCAGGGCGTGTCTAAAATGATTCAGTCAACTTTAGATACCTCGAAGCGTACGAGTTATCGTCTGCTGGATAGTTTGGAAGATCGTGATTTTTTCCACAAATTCGACGAATTCAGTTTGCAATTAAACGACCAATTTAGTAGGAAGGGCACGAAACCCTTTCGCTATAAGGGTTGCCGTTTGCTTTATACTCAGGACGAAATAGAGTTTCTTAATCTGCTGCAATCGATGCGCGATAATCTATGGGCCTTGCGGGGCAAGCGCAAAATACGCACGAGTAGGGATGACGACATGACGATGCAGATGAAAAAGCGTTTCGAAGAACTCTCGGAGCAGAATAAAGAATTACTCACGAAACAAAATGAAATGCTTGACCTCATGAAAGATCTGGTCGCGGGAAAAGACGTCACGGAAAAGGCAAAATCGCATCTGTTTCTGGTGACGGTATCGGAGTAAAAAATGTCTCAAATACTGTACGATTATTTGAAAAAGTACGAGGATCAGCGAAATCAGACAATCAAAGACATGATAAAGCAACAGGCTGAAATGATAGCGATCCTGCGCGAAATGGTTACGCGACGGGACGCTGAAAAGAATCCGAAATCGCATTTGACTCTCGTCCCTAGTAATCCCTGACACTTGTTTTTTCCTTCGGATGGATGATAGAACCGGCCTCGGTAAGCATATCCCTCGTGCCTAGGAAAATATCACCATGTCACAAGTTCTTTATAAATTAAGAGACAAGCGGGCGGAAGAGCGCATAGATCGGCTTTTAAAGGCCGTTGAAAATCTTGACCGGGCCGTGCGCCTGTTCGTGCCCGACTATCCTGAGGACGATCAGCAGCCCAGGAAAGCCGTGCGGGAACTCAAGCTAATAGAGGTCGATTGCCATGCGTAAATTACTTTTTGCCGTCGGCCTGCTCTCTGCTCCGTGCCCCGCACCGGGGGGCAGGGTTTCTTAGAAAGTAGCGGTCAAGGCAAACGTCTTTTCGCTGCCAAGCGTAAGCTCGGGCCGCACGGATCCAATATTTGCGCCGATCTTCACGCCGAGCATCTCGTCGCGCTCGAAGCTGACCTTCCGCTTGCGCACCACGTTGTCATTATATTTCATGGAATATTCGATGCTCCCGTCGCTGAATGGGACCAGATCAAGGCCGACGTAGACGTCGAGCTTCGGCGCAATCGGGAACAGCGCGAGCGCTCCGACGTGGAGATCTGTCGAATTCAGATCGGCGTCGCCGTATTCGTATTCGAAAGAATCTGCCTGATATTCTACGAGGCCGTATCCGACGAACTTGGCCACGGGGATATGGTAAAAAACTCCGTTCAGTCCCGCGCCGAGTGTATAGCCATGGCCGTCGTCGCTGCCGTCCTCAAACTCGGCCTTGAAGTTATAGCCGCCCTGAAACATCACGCTCACGTAATTGTTCAGAGGATTGTTTACTGCAAGGCCCAGCGTTTTACGCTTGTATGTGAAAACGCGATCCGACTGCGTCTCGTACTCGACTTCCGAGAAGGCCATCGAAGGACCAATGCCAGGGCCGCTTGAGCTGGTGCGGCTTTCGTTTACCATGGTTTGAGCACTGAGCATCGACGGCAGCAAAAGCAAAAGTCCCAACAATTTTTTCATGTTCCGTACTCCAAAGGTTTTTGAATACGGAAAGTCTAGCACCAATCGCCACGTCTTTCATTGACTTATCGGTCGCCTTGCGCGCTACAACTCAGCCTTCAGCAGTCGGCTCAAAGCTTTTAAAAGCTTCCGAGCTTCCGCTAGAGTGAGCCATTCACCAATCCCTGGGTTTTCATCATCGCTTATGCTAATATAGGTTCTCAAAGGCCCCGCATTGCTACGACCTTGAAATATTCCAATATAGAGATCATCTTTTATCTTGTAGCTTTTTTCTTTGCTCATCCCGTCACCTCAGCAAGCAGGGCATTTACCCGGCAGACTTCACAGTCACCACAAGCCGGCTCGTCATCGAACGGATCTTCTGCGTCACAGCGAAGATTCATTGCCTTGAACGCCTCGACCACGGCCAGGAGTTTGGGCCAAGCACCTTGCAGGGCATAGGCAAAATCAAAACTCTCAGCCGTATCCATGCGCTCGTCCGTATTATCAAAGTCAGAATCAGCAGCCTCGCGGGCCTCTTGCTCAAGCTGTTTCAGATGTTCCAGCATGCTCATCTTCCCGTCACCTCATCCAAGGAACGCATGACCCGAATCACTGCCATATCTGGTGTTGCAGCAAACTCCTCGCGGCTCCAATTTTTACCATCGCACAGGGAGCAAGAGTAAATCACATCCGTTTCCCGGCCGCCATCGAAGGGCTGCTCGTAGCGGTGCAGCTTCCAAGCGGGGTAGTCATCGCTCATCCCGTCACCTTCATAGCTCAATTGTTCACATTCGATTTGTATGGTCTTCTTATTTGATCATTAGAGTAACGCGCTACAACTCAAGCATTTAGTTCCTCGCCGAGCGCTTCAGTCAGCTTATCCATCCAACCTGTCTGCATCGCTTTCACGCGGATTCTCTCCAAAAGATTTTCCTTCCGGTCCAGCAAAATTATCAGGTCAATCAATAGATTGATATCATCCCATGAGAGCGTTTTCCCGGTATGCTTCAGGGCCTTCAAGGCTTCCAAACCCTTTTTCGGATTTACGTCCACAGTTGACCTCGATATAAAAACAATTTGTTTACTGGGCTACAGAATTGCACGCTATGACCCTAGCGCATCCTCTGCAGGATCTCCGATAGAGCCCAAATCATAACGCCTATCGACCGCGTATTTGTGAATTTTATGGACACGTCTGGGTCAGCACTTTCCTCAGAAGCATCCGCACCGATAGCATGCTGCCTCGGAGTAAAACGCAAATCGAGAAAAAACTCGTCACCGTCCGTTTGCCGCCAATGTACCCCAGTAGAACCATCGCCTATCGTCAGCTTTATGCCCATCCCTCTACCTCATCAAATCATAAAAAAGATGTTAAATTATCGGGAATGGCTGGCCCCAGGGCCTGCTTGATTCTGGGATTTTTGGTCTAGTCCCTGGAAGGATATCCTCTATATTCATTTTGACTCCTTAGTGTGTGAATGCGTCGATACGTTGCACTATTTAACAGATGATTTCTGGATGGATCTTGATCACTTTGCAAGTTGCCACGTTTCGAACATTCCAGACGAAAAAAACAGTATTATCGAAAATCCCAACAGGGGTTTTTTGATCACGTCTGGGCAGGCATTTTTTATAACACGCAAGGCGGGAAAGCAAGGCGAAGTCCAGCCGGAATCAAGGCTTCGCGGAAGATTTAACGGCGGGCTGCTTAGCGGACGAACCACTGCTCGAATTTGCCGGGAGCGTCTGGGTTTTTGAGGAAAATCATCCACGAATAAAAACCATTTTCGGTCGCCTGATATCGCAGAGTTTCCGCCTGGCCAGCTGCGGTGGACTTCGCCGCCGTCTTCCAGGTCTTGCCGTCTGAGCTTACGAAGAGCTGGATATCGAAGTCGGTCGTCCCCTTCACGAAGATCTCAATCGGCCGCGCATAGTTCACGACTACATAGTCGCCGACCGGCACCTGCATGTAGGACTTTTGCTTGTCGAGAGATCCGGTCAGCTTAAGGCACATGCGAGGATCGGCGCACGCCGCGGGTGTCTCTGGGTCTGGCTTCGGCCCCGGTCCTGGAGCGGGCTGCGCTGCGCCTGGGTTCGTATAGATCAGAAGGTTCGGCGTACCAGCGCCGGGGTTTCTGATAGCCCCCTGGGTCGCATTGCTCGTGAGCAGACCTGCGATCTGAGCGGGCGACGAGCCTGGGTTTTTCTCCAGGAGAAGGGCGACGGCTCCAGCGACGTGCGGCGATGCCATACTCGTACCGGACATGCTTTGAGATCCACCCCCCGGCGCGTCGGACATGATATTGACGCCGGGAGCGTACACGTCCACGCAGCGGCCGAAGCTACTGAACGAGGCCTGGTTGTCTCCGTTATCGCTCGCGGCCGCGGTGATAGCAGCCGGGGTGCTGGCTGGGGAGTAGTTACAGGCGTCGTCCGAGCTGTTGCCTGCAGCCACAGCGAACACGACCCCGCGCTGGATAGCCCTCGTCACGGCGTCGTTTACAGCCTGCGACTTCGGAGAGCCGAGCGACATGTTTGCGACGGCCGGGAGCTTCGCGTTCGCTGTAACCCATTCGATACCTGCGAGCACGCTGGCGCTGGTTCCTGACCCCTGGCAGTCGAGCACTTTCACAGGGACGAGCGAGACTTTCTTGGCAACCCCGAACTCGGTGCCGCCGATTGTCCCGGCGACATGCGTTCCGTGTCCGTGGCAGTCGACGGTGTCACCGCCGAGCCCTGAATAGCCAGGCAGAAGGCGCCCGCCGAAATCAGCGTGCGGAGCGATACCGGTGTCGATGACGTAGGCCGTGACGCCCTGACCCGTGGCGCTGTAGGTGTATTTTCCATCGGTGCCCGAGCGCTGGTCGATCCGATCCAGGCCCCAGCTGCCGAGCACCTCAAACTCATAGTTTGGTTCGATGTAAGCGACACCTTCATCAACGGAAAAATCATCCGGGCTATCGGTTCGCACGAGCATCCCGTTGATGGAGGGAAACGTCTGCACGACGGCATCGGCCGCATACCAGTTGAGACTGACCCCGGGCTTAAGGACGACGATATATTCGTCCTCAACCACTTTTCCAAACGCCGAAGCGGAGACGAGAGATAAAAAAATCCCTAGCAACATTCGCATGAGACACCATCCTTTGATTTTTGACTGTTGAAAACGAGTATACGACAGCCCATATTGATAGGGCTGAAAAAAAAGGATTGGTCATCAACCGGAGGGGCGCATGCGGTTCGCATTGCTGTTTTTGTCTCTGTCTGTTTTTTCTTGTAGCGACGATCATAATTCGGAAAAGCATCCCGGATGGCCGCTTCCGCTGGAACAAGGACCGCAGTATCCTGTGCCCATTCCTGTGCCTGTTCCGGCGCCGAAGCCCGCGCCTGTCCCTGTCCCCCCGCCAGCTCAAAAGCCGCCGCAACCCGCGAAAAACGTATGGAGCCAGGAGCACAATGCGCTGCGCTGCGACCACGGCGTCGCGCTACTCGGCTGGTCGCAAAAGCTTGCGGAGTCGGCTCAGGCATGGGCCAATCGCTGCCAGTTTCGTCACGACGACGGCGCTGGACAGTTCGGCGAGAATCTGGCTATCGGCACGCGCTTAACACCGTCCGGAGCCATGGCCATGTGGGCTGGAGAGGGCACGGATTATCCCTACGGCGTAAGCACTCCGCCTACCCGCTACATGCACTTTACGCAAATGGTTTGGAAAGAAACGCGTGAGCTTGGCTGCGCTTCTGCCAGCTGCCCACAGGGAGTTTTCCACGTTTGCCGCTACAGCCCACCCGGCAATTACCTGGGCAGGTTTGCAACGAATGTTCTGCGGCCTACGATGAAGTGCGCGAGTCCAGCGGCAGGCGGGAGCGATCAGGAGCAGCATTAAACGAGGGTAATTTTCCACATCCTCAGGGCTTGAGGTTCGATATAATCGAGGTAACTTAGCATGCCCTCCCGGTCGAAGATCGAAATGATCTCGCGGCCGCTGGAGGGATTTTTATTTCTCGTCACATAAATCGTTTTTTGGTCCATCGAGCGCACGACCTCGTAGCCGTGCTTTTCAAGCACCGCGGCAATGACAAGATATTGCGCCATGCGAAACCTCATTTCGCCCTCAGCTTAATGATTTGAAGAATGTGAACAGGGATCAGTATCACCCAGTTCGTAAACAGCGGCCAGACGTTGTGATGATAGCTATATATCATTTTAAGGACGCAGGCAAAAAGCGCGACGGCATGGAGCGCCTTGCGTTCGCTCATGAAATAGCTGAAAAACAAAATCACTGTTCCCGTCCATCCGAGTACGTCCAGCCAGTAGTTCATTTCCTGAGCCTCCTCTTGATTTTCAAAATATCGTCCACGTACTCCTGATTTTTGTAGCGGCCTTGCGGCGTCTTGAACGGCTGGCCCTGGTTATAAGCAGAGATGACGTCCGCCTCGAGTCCATATGTTTTCCGCAGGTTCGACAGCAGCCGCGCGCCGAAGCGAATATTGGTTTCCGGTTCCATGAGCTCTCCGAACCATCCCCGGAAGCCGAGAAAGCGGGCCGTGCCGCCCATGATCTGCATCATGCCCCACGACGTCCTCTGCATGTGCAGCTCGGTCACGTACGAACAGCCGATCGATCGCGCGAACTCATTGACCTTGTGCAGATATGGATAGCCCGGCTGATACTGCTGAGCCCAGCGGTTGCCGCCGCTTTCCTTGATGATGATCGCAGAAATTAGCAAGGCATCGACGCCTGTCTCCAGCGCAATGCGATAGATCAGAGTCTCAGGAATTTTGTAAAGGTCAATCGAATCAGATATCATTCTTCAAGCCCTTTCCAAAAATGATTAACCGCGCACGCTGGGAGCCCTGAATGTTTCCATCCAAGATCGATGAGGTTTTCGATTTTCTCGAAGAAATAGACGATAAAATGCATGAAATGCATGAAGAGATTAAGGAGCTGCGCAAGAGAATAGATCGAGTTTTAACAATGTACGCGCCCAATTCGTCTGTGAAAAACTAAGCTATTATTGCACGGGAGAGCGGAAAAAGGTAGGATCAGCAGAAGAAATATGGAGAAAAAAATGCGCGCCATGCGTGTGGTAATCATGCTCTGTGTGATCCTGCAAACCCGTCATACGCCTGCCATTCATCAGAAGATAAATACGCCGATTGCAATGCGCTGCTGATTCTTTTTCGCAAAGCAGTCACAAAAAAAAGAGAGGTGTAAAAACCTCTCTTTCGTCATTATTCAATTAATCTGCCTTGATTCAACGTCGTGCAAAATTATCACATCGACAGCCACGTGTGAACCGCCATCGCTATCGCCGCGCCCTCCCGCTTGGCCCAGCCAAAGAGATCCACGCCCGGTGCGTCCATGAAAAATCCCTCGGTGAGCACCGCCGCCCGCGCGTTCGCTTTCCGCGCTCCTGACAGCACCGCAAGGCCCCTCCGGTTGATTCCCCGATCCGATATCTTCAGCTCAGCAGAAACCCATTTTGCAATCGAGGCGGCCAGTTTTAGATCGGGGTCCAGTGCCCGCTCGTCGTGCACGCAGACCTCAGCCCCCTGGGCCCGGCCATTCAGCGCGTTGTGGTGGATCGATAGGAAGACGTCGAAGCCCGCGCCGGATCGGCCGCGCTCGTAGAGCGGAAGCCCTTGCTGGACGAACTCGACGCGGTGGCCCCTGCCGAGTAGATCGCTCATCACCACTGCCGCAGCGGCCGCGTTGAGCATAAACTCGTTGGTACCACAGGGCAGCACGACCCCAGGATCGAATCGGCCGCGTTCCGCTGCGGTTTCGGCATACCAGCCATGCCCAACGTCAATAATAACCCTGCCCCTGGATGTTCCCATGGTCCAAACCCCTCGTTATTTTTAGCTTTAGGGATATTTTATGGTTTTCTTTTTAACGCAGAAAGGGATAAATAGGGGGGTTACGTTCCGGCAAAGGCCGCCCATTTGTATAGGCGGCCCCGGAACACTTTCGATGCGGGTCCGCCAAGACCCGTCGATCGATAGGAAACTTCAAGGCGGAATCAGCGCCCCTAGTTTCGATCACCAGAGTTTGTAGACTCTACAGTGATCAGACAAGGCCAATTGTAGTGGCCTCGTTTGTGTTCGGCGGGAGAATATGTCCTGCCGTCCCGCCGAGTCAAGCAGCAATTGCTTCGCTGTACGCCTTGCTAAACCAGGTTTTAGCAAGGATGCTTAGATGACAAACCCCAGTTACGAAACAGAAGAAGAAATCCAGCAGCTGCGCGAAGAATGTAAATCAGCCGCATATCACGGCGGCAGATGCCTGAATGCAGTTTGGTACCTTCCGGATTTAAGTCCGGTGGAAAGAACACTCATAAGTTTCTTTGGCTCAGAAGCAAATTTCAAAAGCAATTTTCAAGAGTGGATCAAAATAAAATCCGAAGTGCTTGCGGAACGCCTGGGGTATAGGAAGGCCGACAACCTCATGAAGAGCGTGCGCTCGTTAATTAAGCGAGGCTATCTGGCTAAGCGCACGACCACTGATCAGCACGGCCGCCAAGCTGAAAACGAATACGCTTTGACACAGAAACTTTTCGACGACTACGAAGAATTTCTCTTCAATCAGGCCAAGGAGCGCGACATAAAGGTCGCTTCATTCGCCTGGAAGCGGTCAGGTTCGTACTCCCCCGAAATAGGGGGTACAGCCTCCCCCGAAATAGGGGGTACAGCCTCCCCCGAAACAGGGGGGGCAGCCTCCCCCGAA